CTGACCGTCAGCATGTCTGACCAATCTTGCTAGTTTTTTGAGATCTCTCTGTCTGTCCTTATTGTCCTTGAAAGCGTATGCTGCTTTCTTGTCATCCTTAGGAGCAGGTTCTTTCGCAATCTTCTCATATTTTGCTCTATCTACTGCTTCGCCCAGGTCGGGATGGGGTGCATACAGGGGACCCTGGTAGTTACCAGCAAACACTTCTTCTTTCTTCATGGCTGCTCTCTTTGCTGCTGCTTTTTTAAGTAGTCTTTGTCTTGCTGCTTCTTGCTCATCCTTGGGAATAGCAGTGACAGCACCAACTTTCTGGTCTACATCACCAGGGGCATATCCTTCGTTTGCCTTCTTCTTGGTGTCCATAATAGCACCCTTACCATGCTTCTTACGAATCTCTGCCTTCACAATGTCCAGAGCAGACTTGCCCTTGCCGTGTTCTTTCTCCAGTTGTTTCTGAACCCAGGTTTTACCCTCAGGTTTTTTGCCCCCGCCACCAGATGACTTAGAAGGATAACGGGTGTTGCCATCAACTCCACCACGCTCCATACGGCGATCTCTTAGACGATCTGCCTCTTCTTCGTTAATAAATTCTTCCTTCTTCATCGGTAGACCTTTGTGTTTGGTAGAAGCAAAATCTTTGGCGTCTTTCTTCTTCATGCTGGCAGCAACTTTGGCAACCTCAGGCGATGCTGCTCCTTCACCCTTTTGAGCAGCTCGGACCATACCCATAAAACGCTGTTGTTTGATAGATTTGGCGGGCATCTTACTGTCTCGCTACTTTGGTGCATTTGAGACCAGCGCCATCGATAGTCTCCAAGGGATCCTTTTCCAGATAGAGGACGCCACCTGCTTCGATGCTGACGTTTCTGCTACCCAAAGCAACATACTGACTGTCGCCAACGTTTCTCTCGGCAACCACAGCAGCATCATCAACGACGAGCACGATGGTTGCAGCAGTGTCATTCACAACACGCACGGCAGTTGCCTTGCTCAGGTTGGTTGCAGCACTGAGAGTAACCTCAGACGCTAATACTCTTACTCTATCCATCGGTAATAAGGTCTCCTACAAATACTATTTATCACGTTGCTGTTTTAAGAATTTGGCGAGATCCGCTGTGCTACCTACAAACATAGTATTGTTTGTGGTGTTGACCTCTTTGGTTTTCTTGGGATTCTCAATCTCAGCGACCTTCTTTTGAAGGTCTACCAGTTTGTCAGCAACGTCACCGACATGCTTGATTAACTGACCAGCAACTTCATATGCACGAGGTTGATCAGATTCCTGCGCCAATTCAAGAATCCCATCCACTGCCTCTTGTCCCTTCTCGATGAGTGAATAGAGATTGCCACGAGTATACTCATAGTCTTTCTTCAACTGCTCCTTGGTTGAAGTTGCAATCTCCTCTACCTTTTCAACAGCAGGTTTTTCTGTTGAGACAATATCAGTTTCAATATCTAGAGCATCTTCAATGCCCTCAAACTTCATGAGTTTATTCGTCGTTTCCTGTGACTGGGTTTCTTGAGAGTCCATCTGAGTATTCACTATAGAGTTCATTAAATCCGAAGTTATCATCTGGGTCAGCATCCAGAGGATCTGGAGTGACTGTATAACGCACTTCCCTGGGAGCAGTGATCTTTGATTCTGTAGCCATGTCCACAATAGCCTTGGTGATAAGCTCGCCAGACTTGTCTTGGACAGGACCGTAAAGATAGGTCTTTGCTTGAAACTGTAGGGTATATATCAGAGTGCGTCTTGTATCATAGTCTCCCTCATACTCATCACTATAATCTACAGATGTGAGACTCACAGGATAGTCTCGTGTCTCGCCAAGATCAGCGACAAGATTCATTGTCAGGTTAAAGCTTGGTTGGAAGTAAGGAAGGATCTGCTCAAGAATTTGCAGGGCGTCGTCTTGATTCTTGGAAAGAATTGCCAACTCAAAGTTGATGTTATAGGGAATTGGCATGAATCCCTTATATGTTGCCTCTCCAGACGTATTGCGAATATACGATGTTGGGGATAACTTTCTAGAGGGATCGTATGCAATGCCATTGATCTCAAAAGAGATTCTAGGCAGAGTGATCTGCACTTGATCTTGTGTCGTCAAGTCACCAACCTGACGTAGACGAGAAAGAAACTTTTGCTTAGGTCCGTATGCCAAAGGCACCTTCATCACTTCTGTTTTACTTCCAGAGGTGCGTCTAAGCTCAATGTTATTAAAGAGGGTGCCGAAAGCAACAACCGTCTTCTTAATAATCTCGTGGTATGAATAAGTTCCTAGCATTACTGTGCGTTACCAAACTCGCCAAATGGATTTGTCTCTGTGAAATCCAGGATATCATCTGCCTCAGATTCAATATTATAGTTTTGATCGACAGTATCGCTTAGATTCGTATTATTTAGCGTATTGTAAGTTTCAGGACTCCAGAGAGCACCTGAAGTTAGACCCTTGACAGTTTCGCCAGTGTTGAATGTGCCAGTGCGATTGATCACTTGGAGTTCTCTTGTAGAAGAATTCCAGGACTTGACTTCTGCTCTGTTGTCTTTTGGTGAGTAGTCGATTGCAACGGATGGAGCGCTAGTATAACCATTACCACCAGATGTAATAGTGATGCCAGTAACGAGACCAGTAGAGTTGACTGTTGCGGTTGCAGTTGCACCTGTGCCTCCTCCTCCAGTGATAGTAACGGTTGGCGGTATGGCACTATTATAGTGGTTTCCACCATCAGTCACGGTGAGTGCAGTGACAGTATCTCCAGTGATCGTTGCCGTTGCTGCTGCCCTATAAAGGTCACCAACAATTTCTTCACCGACAACAAAGTCTCCAGTGCCACCAGGATCCATAACGAGTTTGATGGATGCAGCAAAGTTTGTCTGAATAGCATCAACCTCAGCAACACCAGTGTCAATGTCTTCATCACTGTATTCAAACAGCTCACAACGAAGACCCCAGACATGAATCTTACCTAACTGGTAGAAGGGGACTTCATGCTCCACAAACTGAATCTCAAACGTTTTCCCTGCCATAGGAAAATGCACAAGGTCTCCCTCATTGGGACGACCCTCCACAATCAGTGTGGTGTTATCGTCTACGGCTTCTTGGAATCTTTTGCGAGAGATGATAAAGGTTACCTGATCAGATACCCTAACCCCAAACTTACTAAACATGTCTCCGTCTCCACGGAAACCACCAGCATCTTCAACATATGCTTCAATCTCAAAAGCATCATCAAACCTAGAGAGAGTATCTTCTCCAAAGATGCTGTCTTCTTTAACAATAGTCCTGGGAATATAATAGATATTTTTCCCAAACATCTTGATCTGCTCGATGATCAGACTCTCTTGGAGGTCTTGCTCACCCGACGTGCCTTGTGTGAAGTATGAGTTGAGTGCCATATCAGCCAATCATGTCCAGTGGAGGTGTTTCCCAGGTGGTGCGGAGTTGCTCGTCGAGAATCTTCAATTCCTCAACAGCATCATTGTAAATCATCTCGCCATTTAGAGTAACTCCACCAGGCATTTGCACGCCTTGGAATTTCGTCAGGTTTTGACCCCACTGCTTTTTAATCTTTGCAGTGGCATAGTCTTTAACCCACATTTGATTGTAAATCTCTGTCCAAGTTGTAGGATCCATTGCCCTCCAACATTTGATCACAATGTATTGATCGACCAATGCATCTGCTGTCCAGTCAAAGTCGATATACAGTCTATCCTGCACTTGCGAATAGCGAACAGGTTTGATACCTTCCAGCAGGAAATCAATAGTTTCCAGATGCTGCTGGATCATATAGTAATGATAAAACTGTGTAGATGTAAAATCATACAGATCATTCAGACGCATCTGATATCTGATGTCAAACATGTTACGAGTGCCCTTGTCTGTGAAGGAGAATAGACCTTCAATGGAAAGGATATGATCAGGCACCTCAATGTAACCATTACCCTCTTTCCAACTATCGTTACCAGCCTTTGAGGTATAAGGGGTATTTGTTTTAGCACGATCAATAACATCTTGAGTAATCTGATGTTTCAGATATACCCTCTCAGCACCATCGTAATGGAATTGCTGAAACTTTTGAAGCGTATAGTCGATAGCATCATCGACCTGATCGTCGGATACATTGACCTCCAAGACTGGTTTACCCAGTCTACGGAGGCAGTATTCTTTGAGTTCTGCTTTAGATGTTGGAGATGCCATTAGTTATCAGCGAGTGAGAGCGGCGAGAGCAGCCTTGAGTTGGGTAACAGTTGTAATACCAGCGTCATTACCGATCGCATTAAGAGCGGTATAGATGTCATCAATATCAGCATCATTAGCATCTGCTGTTGCACCCTGAGCAGCAGTTGCATAAGCAGTGCTGTTGGTAGTAGCAGCACTGCCAAGACCAAGGGTAGTGCGAGCAGCAGATGCAGATGCATCATCAATCAGAGATGCACCGAATGTGCTGATTGTGGGGGTGCCAGTCAGATCACTATAAGCACCAGAGGTTGCGACAGTTGCAAGGTCGGCAGGTTGAATGGCAGAGTCTGCCAGTGTGCCTTGAGCAGCGGTAGCATAGTTTCCAGAAGCAGCGGTGATCCGAGCATCGGCGCGAGCATCTGTGTAGTAAAGGTTAGTAAGACCCTCAGAGAGATCGTCTGTGCTTGCTGCAGCGATTCGTGCATCTGCACGAGCATCTGTGTAGTAAAGGTTGACAACACCCTCAGTGATGTCATCAGTTGTCTTAGTTGCAAGGCGAGCATCCCATCTTGCAGTGGTGTAATACAGATTTGATCCTTCTGCCAGGTCGGTTGTAGTCTTGCTGCTGAGGTCGAGGTTTGCACCAACTTGAAGTGCAATACGAGCATCAGCAAGTCCATTTACCTCAGCATCAGTGCGCTCGGTGAAGCTAAAGACACCAGTAGAAGCGTTGTAAGACAGATCCCCAGAAGCCCCAAATGCACCCCTAGCACGAGAATTTGTAAAGAAGACATTCGTCGATCCCTCAGTTACGTTGTCGGTATTGATATCCGACTGAGTAACCGACAGACCACCGCTACCATCATGTGTAATACCCACTCCATATGTAAAGTGGCTACGAGTGCGAGCAGCAGTTGTGAAGAGGTTTGTAGATCCTTCAGTCAGATTGTCTGTATTGATATCAGATTGGACTGCACTCAGAGTCAGCAGGTTACCTGCATCATCGTAGGTAGCAGAGATGCCAGTGCCACCACTGATCAGAGCAGCAACACGATCATCAACTCTCTCATCGGTGAAATAAAGGTTGCTAGTGCCCTCTGGAAGACCGTCAGTCGTGTGATTAGCGATGCTACCAACCTGAGACAGGTTATAGGTAATGGTGCCAGTCACATTCAGGTTACCAGCAACTTCAAAGTCAGTAGTTGATTTGAAGTTGGAAACCGTGAGTCGGTTTTCAAATGGGTTATAGGTGAGGTTAGTGGAGTCTGTGCGGACCTCGGTGTATCCCGTGTTTGCAGAGACAAACGGGACATAGTAAGTAAGGTTAGAAGATGCAGTCTCTGTAATGTTAACCAGATCTGCCTTATCGGCGGTGCCTGTGAGGTTACCAGTAACATTACCAGTGGTCGTGCCAGTGACAGTAAGGTTGCCAAGGACGCTAGCGTTGGTTGTAACTTCAAGACTGTTGAGAGTTGCCAAACCAGCACCAGTGATGTTACCAGAAGTGGATTGCAACTCAATCTTAGTCGTGCCAGCACCGTTGTTGAGTTGCAGTGCCTTAGAAGCGCCCTGCAGGACAACGTTATCGTTGAAACGAGTTGTGCTGTTTTGAGTGATTGTATTGTTGAAGGTTGTGGCACCGTCAACATTCAGTGTGCTGTCGAAGTCAACAGCATTAACAACATTCAGTGTGCTGTTGAGAGTTGTAGCGCCAGTAACACCCAAAGTGCCTGCGATATCAGTATTACCAGAGGTGCCTTGGACTGTAAACTTGTTAGTGTTGATCAGCAGAGATCCACCAACGTTTGCAGTTGCACTTGTAGTGATACTGGAGGTGTTGATCGTGGTGAATGTCGATGTGCCAGTAACACCAAGAGTGCCACCGATATTAACATTACCACTTGTGCCATTCAGAGTAATGGTGCCAGCGTTGTTGGGACCAAGTGTCAGCAGTTGACCGAAGTAAACATCTTCAGCAACGGTCATACCACCATTGCTCAGTCGGACAGCAGCATTAGAGCTGAGACTTGAGGGGTTTGTGCCGTTGGAGAAGAGGACTCTACCTCTGAATTCCTGACTACCCTTCTGGACCACGTTACCATCTACAGTGAAATCACCATAAATTTGGATGTCAGCCCCAAAGGCAACGTTACCAGCGAATGAAGCGCCTCCAGAGACCCTCAGAGCGCCTCCAGCAGTGAAGAGTGCAGGTAGGTTGGTAGTGTTTGTTGTATCAGTGATAGTGACAATATCATTGACTTCCAGAGTGCTGTCCAGATCGACAGCGCCAGTGACATTGAAAGTATCGTCGATGACAGTAGCACCTTCAACATTCAATGTGCCTTGAATATCGGTGTTACCAGTTGAGGAAGCAACGCTAAACTTAGTGATCGAAGATCCATTCTGAATTCTGATAAACTTAGATGCAGAATTAAGAGTGATGTTGTTGGTGAAGACAGACACACCAGCCACATCGAGTGTGCCATTGACTGTCAGATTATCATCAACAATCGTTTCACCAGTAAAGGAATCTAAGGTCAGAGCACCAGCAGATGTGCTGATCTCAGAAGATGCATCAACACCGATCTTGATGTTGTCTGCTGTGATATCAGTAGAGGTGATCGCATGATTAAAGGTAGTGGTGCCATTGATGACATGGTTGTCTGTGCCAGCATTACCAATAGTGGTATTGCCATCAACTTGCAGAGTGCCAGTTACAAAGAGGTTTGCCTGGTTGTAGATAGCACCAGTAGCAGACTGGAATGTTAGAGCACCAGAGTTAGTATCGATGACGTTATTAGCAACAACGCCGATTGTGATGCTATCGATGGTGACATCAGTAGCAGTCATGGCATTGTTAAACTGGACAGTGCCCGTCACAACGTGGGAGTCTGTGCCAGCATTACCAAGAGTAACGTTACCGTCAACTGTAAGTGTGCCATCAATCTGAGTGTTGCCATCAACATTCAGGTCAAGATCAACGTCAAGGTTGTCGGTGATGTTAACAGTGCCACCGACAGAATCCAGGATCAGGTTACCTGCCGTTGTGCTGATCTCGTTAGGAGCGTCAACACCGATTCTGATTTGATCGGCAGTGATATCCGTAGAGGTGATCGCTTGGTTGAATGTGACTGTGCCGTTGACAACATGAGCATCAGATCCAGCGTTGCCAATAGTTGCATTGCCTTGGACCTGCAGAGTGCCACCCACATAGGTGTTACCTGTGCTGATACCAACGGTAAAGACTGTGCCAACGTTGAAGTTATTCTGGGTTGACAGAGCACCAGTAACACTCAGGTTACCACCAATGGCAGCGTCATCAGTAACTGTCAGATCATCACCCACATACAGGTCAAGACCGATACCAACGCCACCGCCAACAATCAGGGTGCCAGTAGAGGCAGAGGTGGAGTTTGTGACATCAAACAGTTTGATGCTACCAGCATCCAGACCAGAGCGAGTGCCAGAGAATGCTTCGCTAGCGTTAGTTGCGTTGTGATACAGAGCATAGCGGCTTGCTGAGTTATCCCAACCGAAGAAACCGACTCGTGCTCCAGAATCATAGTATCTAAACTCAATACCACGATCCTTAGCATCGGCTTGGGTAGGAGCAGTATCACCACCCAGAGTGAAGACGGGATCGTCCAGGGTTTGTGTGGTGGAGTTAATAGTTGTAGTTACGCCGTTGACAGTCAGGTTACCTTCAAGGACCGTGTTGCCATCAACAGTGAAATCTCCGTTAACTGTGACATCATCAGTAAAGGTAGAAACACTGTTAACAGTAAGAGTGTCAGTTGCAGCATCACCGATTCTAGTGTTGCCATTGATAAACACATCTCTATTGAATGTGCCATCGCCATGGACAGTCAGTGTGCCGAGAGCAGCGGTGCCCTGACCGACACGACCAATTACAGTGTTGCCATTATCGAAGTCAACACTAAACTCTGTCTGTGCAGATCCGTTTTGAATCTGGAATGTCTTGTTGCCACTTCTAAGAAGGACATCGTTATAGATGGTTGTTGCACCATCAACAGTCAGAGTGTTGTTGAAGTCAACCGCACCATCAACATTAAGAGTGCTGTCAAAGTCAACTGCCAGATTAACCGTCAGGTTATCTGTGATAGTTGTATCAGAATTGATTGTGAGGATGTCTGTGCCAGCGTCACCCAGAGTGATGTTGCCATCGACCTGTAGAGTTGACTCAAAGTGGACAGCAGATCCAACGTCCAGAGTGCCACGAATATCGGTGTTGCCGTTGGTGGACAGGACAGTAAACTTATCAACTGTGCCATTGGTAATCTTGAAATACTTACCAGTGGTATCCAGAGTGATGTCATTATGGAAGACTGCATCGTCATCCAGATCAAACGTGCTGTTGAATGTTACGGCACCATCAACATTAAGAGTATTATCAAAGTCAACGGCAGAGATAATATTAAGAGTGCCTTGAATGACAGTATTGCCATTATCAGTATCAACTTCAAACTTAGTGACACTACCGTCATTGATAGTGAAAACAGTGTTTGGACCAGAAATCCTAACGTCATCTTCAAACGTGGTGTCGGAGTTGACCAGGACAGTATCTGTCGATGCGTTACCCAAGGTAACGTTGCTATCAACCGTCAGATCGCCCTGCGTATAGATGTCGCCATTGGAAGCGGTGACTGTGAATTGACCAGAGTTGATGTCAAAGTCGTTGGCGATATCAACAGTGCCGCCGACATAGACATTCTCAGAGATGCCAACACCACCTGTGACAACTAGCGTGCCTGTTGTTGTGGATGTCGATCCTGTGTTTGTCGTAAGCCTGAGGTTACCAGCAATGATAGCAGCGTCAGTGCCAGCATAGACTTCATTTGTGTTGGTGGCATTGTAGAGGAAGCGATACCCGCCAGTGCCATTCCATATGTTAGCGTCTGCATAGTCTTCATCCCACCCGAAGAAACCAAACCTCTCCTGACTATCATAGTATCTAAATTCGATACCACGGTCAAGGTTGTCATCTAGTGTAAGAGTATCCTCGCCACCAAGAGTGATAATGGGATCTTGGATAGTCGTTGTTACGCTATTGACTGTGGTTGTGGTGCCATCGACTTGAAGGTCACCACGAATTCTCACAAGACCAGTAACGTCATCATCGTCATTGGGATCCAGCACCATTGTAGAGTTGGTGGTGGACAAGACGTTATCTTGGAAGTGATAGTCTTCTACGTTGACTCTGCTGTTGACATCAGTAGCATAGATCGTGATGTCGTTGTCTGCCGAGATATCGAGCAGCGCCTGACCAGTGCCAACGTTTGTCGAAGCAATAGCAAACGTGCGATTGCTAGCAGAGTTTTGGGTCAGGAAGATATCCAGGTTACCTTCGCCATACTTATCAATGAGTTGATCAGTGGCACCATCAAGATCAATATTAGGATCCGAGAAATAGGAGCGGACATTGACATCAATCTCGCCAGCGCCACTGTCCCCTGTATTATTAGCGCCAAACAGAAGATTGCCGCTCGTGTCATTAACTTTGACGTAGTTAAGATAATTGAATCCTCTGTATCCAGTGGTGCTAGTAAGCTCCTGGTCAAGCTCAAAATCTTCTTTTGTATTTCCATCAGCAAAAGAGATTCTATTATTCTGAAGTTGCCAGTTGTCAACACCAGCAGCAGCGATGCTAACGAAACCACCTTCATAGGTGTTAGCAGGATCCCAAGAAGTAACATCAAAGTCTTCTTGGTTGAAGGATGCGAGACCTTTCTGAGGACTCAGAGCAGATCCGAGATATCTCCAAGAGCCTGCGTCAGAGGTGTCTGTATGTGTAGGCTCGCCGCCGCCTGCGTTAATATCAAGGATAGCCTCATAAAGGCGACCACTTGAATTTCGGACCTTATCATAACGAGAATAAGCAATAGCGTTATCATACAAGGCATCTTCAGACCCCTGTTTTGCCGTAGCGATAGGGATAGTCCTTGCATAGGTGAAGCGACCATAACGGTCTGTGGTGAATTGAGTTGTATTAACAGACTCATCACCAGTCAAGTTAACCGAGATCAGAGGTGTATCCAGGTTACCAGTCGGGTTGTATTCACCAACCACAACTGTGGTATCTGCCAAGTCAATGAATGGGTTGGCAGACTGTGCGTTACCATTCTGGACAATAATACGACCACTACCACCAGTAATTGTGCGAGTGGTGATAGTGCCTTCTGCTTGACGAGACATCAGACCAAAAGAGGTCAGACCAGCAATAGATGTCAGGTCACTGTCTAATGGTTGAGCGTCAGCAATACCGAAGTCACTCAGGGTTGTGGGGTTGTCAGCGTCCACAATACGACCACGAGAGTCAACCGTGATACGAGTATATGTGCCTGTCGCGTCTAGGTCTTGCTCGTCGTAGTGGGGAAGTGCCACCACATAATTCAACTCAGCAGTAATGGTCAGATTTGCGGATCCATCAAACGTGCCACTACCAGACATGTCGCCACCAAGCGAGATTTGTCTAGCGTTTGCGAGTCTAGTTGCAGTAGAAGCGTTACCAACCAGTGAAGCAGTAATGGCACCTGCCTCAAAGTTACCGTCAGCATCTCTCTTTACAAGAGTGTTAGCGGTGTTGGATTCTGTCTCCAGTGGTCGCTCATATTTAAGCGAGTTCCATGGAGTAACACCATCACCGATCTTGATACGAGAGGTATCAATCTCGATTCCCAATTCGCCTTGGGCGAGGATTGGGTTGATGTTTGCCCACTGCTGAGCACCATCTCTTCTAAGTTGAATTCTATTCGCCATTGCTTAAGGATCCTTGCGACTGCACAGTAGCCATCTAAGTTATTTATGCCAAATAAAAAGAGTCCCCGCAGGGACTCAGGAATCACTCGGTTTCTTCCTCGGTCCCCTCTGTCGTTTCTTCGGCAGGGGGATTCAAATACTCCAACGTCTCAATAGCACCCAGGAGTTTTAGGGCAGTCTGCTCATTCTCACGGATCTTTGCAGACAGTGACTTGTTTTCGGAAATAAGATTTTCGTAACGAGTCTTAAAGTTATTGAGAAGCTCTTCTGGAGCCATAGTTTCAGTTTGGGTGGCAGTCATTGATTTTTCTCCAATAATGTCTTCAGCAGATCCTTGATTTCATTCAGATCTGATTTTACAGTTTCAACTTCATTTTGTAAAGCCTCTACCGTGGTTTCTTTCTTCTGCCTCTTGTTGTAGGCAGCCATGTATCTTTCGTATTCTACTTTGTTTGTGTTAATTACAGCATTAGTTTTCGGATCACGAAACCATCCGACCTTGCCTTCAACTGGTTGTAACTGTGAGTGGTCTAACATCTTGACAAGATACCAAATAATAATTAGAATAAGCCTGTGGGTTTCAGAGATCAGCTCTAGTACTTAAGTAGCTAGAGCAATGCTTCTAAGATCAATAATCTGAGGCACAATAGCCTGATTCTTAGATCTCATTACGATCTTCACTTGGAAAGCATTAAACGAAAGACCCGTTTGCTCATAACTGTAATCTCTGAATTCATATACATCAGAAGCAGGAATATCTGCAACAGGGAAGATCTCAGTAAAGTTAACTGTTTCGGGATCGCTGTCAGCACCACTTTCAAATGTCTTGATGTAGACACGGACTTCGCTGCCTTGAGGTTTGTATGCACCAAAGTCAATCTTTAGAGTCCTAGACAGTTGAGTCAGATTTGCGATTCTAGTGAGATAGACTGCATCGTTTTGATCACCAACAGGCTCAAGTGAAACGTTTGACTGAGTGTCAATTTCAGCGTTGATGCCATACTGTTGGGGACCACCTGGCCATTGGTTGATCCTGTTTGACACACAAATCAAAGATGTGCGGTCGAGGTCAACATAAGGAGACAGGTTGGGGTTGTCAGTTGCCAGAGCACAGTCAATACTGATGGACTTGTTACCACCCAGTTTATTGCTCTCATTAACTTTGGAGCAAACCATCTGAGGAGTAGTAAAGTAGTTTTCAGTATTCAACGTGATGTCATAATATTGACCATTGTTAACAAACGATGCTTGATCGATAACAGTGGTGCCGTCACCAACAGAAGTTGCTGTAGTAGTATTTACACGAGCAGAAATACTTGTATCTGGGAAGACCATGTTAGCGATGGAAGGTCTCAGCACTTCAAACTGGAAGTTTTGAGATGCAAGCACATTGGCGCCACCACCACGAATTCCGTTGGTTGCCACCGAAGTTGTATTCAACAGATAGTGATCGATCCAAGGATCATCAATACCATCATGGACTTTGTTGATCTCTGTCAGAGGAATGCCGTCAAAGTTGTAGCATTGAACCACTGCACCAGTGGGGTGATCTGTATCGGTAGTGCCAGCAGCACCTCTACCATTAGTAGCAACAGTGATGACTTGACCGTTGGAAGAGATAGCAGAGTATTGAATGATCTCGTTACCGATAATCAGATAACCAGGGTTGAGGTTGCCAATGGCAGTGCCATTCACAAAGGTGTGGAAACCACCTGCTGCTTCAACGTTGATTGAAGTAGACCCAGCACTCAGAGAAGAAGTGAGTGTTGTCGGGGGCACTTCAGAAACAACGCCGCTAATTTCAACGTTGTTGGTGCGTTGATGCATACAGTGATTCTTGTGATACACCAAGACCTTTCTGTCCTTCTGCTGGTAGGAAGGTGCAGCAGTTGGGAATTGGTTGTATGTGTCACCAGAGTATGCAACGCTAGTAATGGTTGCAGTAACAACACCACCATTCTCAGACAGGGTGTCACTCAGGTCGAATGCCTTATCGACATAGTTAACATACAGCACAGGGTTTGCTGCTGTTGTCACGCCATCGGGGAGAGTGTCACCAGTTGCATAGTATCCAGTAACCGTTGCAGTTGCATTGGAAGTAGATCCAGAAATAATATCTACCTCAGTGGTAGCACCACCAGGGGCACCAGGGCGAGGTGAGAAGTCACCGTTAGAAACTGTAGACAGTTGGAAGATAGCAGTTGACTGGGAAGACTTAATGCCTTGGAATGCATTATTATTGCCATCCAAGAAACCTGCTGCCCATGTGCCTTCAATGTCTGTCAAGGTGATGGTTTCGGGATCAGATGTCGAATCAAATTCCACAACTGTGCCTTCTGCGTTGGAAGGTGTCTGCTTCAGTCTTGCACCAACAGTGTATGTATTATTAGTGCCTGCAGGTAGGGTGAGGACTTGCTCTGGTTGAATCGTGACAAGAGGATTGTTTCTCAACTGCGTGTAACCGCCGTTAGTTTCTCCCATCTCAACGTTTTCGAGAGTGACTGTGCCAGTCAAGGATGTGTAGTTTGCTTTATAGATGGTAAACTTCAAGTCCTCATATTGGTCAGCAGTCCAAGTCGATGCGTTTTGTGACTTGAAGAGCACACCTGCATACGGTTGCTCGGAGATTGTCCTGTTACCAGACTTCTCAATGTCACCCATTCTGGAGATCCAGACTTGATATTCATTAGAGTCTGACAGCAGCACAAAACAATATTCAACCGACTGCTTAATATATACGGGAGATCTGAATTCAAATCTTGTTGGGATTTCAGCACTTTCAGACACCTCAACATCGTTTGCGTTGATTGTGATGTCTGAGAGGGGCAGAATATCCTTAGTGGGATTACCATTCTCCATTGTCCTGATCTGCATAGAGATCGGAATATTGTCATCTCTAGTTCTGAAGAAGATATCAACACCAGTGATGAAGATACCACCCTCTTCGTCAACAATGAAAGATTGTGCCAGGGGGTCATACCAACCGATCTGACGTGTCTCCGTCCTTGTGCCACTAACAATGGTCCTTTCGTCGTTAACTGTATCTCTAACGATCTCAGCGTTTCTGACTGCCAGGATGTTTTCTCTAACAGTTTGAAGAATACCAGATGCTCTGTATTCTGTATCTGCCGAAGAATCCACTGCACCAGCTTCTCTGCTGTTTTGTGGGTTTGTTGTAAATCTAAGGGTCCTTGTGCCAGTTGCCCAACGTGGGTTGGAATCAACCTTGGGGTTGGGGATGAAGAATGTGCCTTTGAAGTTACCAACGTTGTCAGTCAGAAGACGACGATCCTTAACATATGCAGCAGCACCAGATGTCAAACCAACCAGCAACTCACCAATCTTCATATTGCCTTGGAATCTACCATTGGCAGTCTTTGCCATCTCCTCAACATCTACATTGAGATATGGAGTGTTGGATGCATAGGAAGACGGAAGAGTTTCTGTGCCTTGACCATATGGATTGGTCACATAAGCATCATCAGCAGCGGCAACTTTGAGACGCACGTTGCTCTCTGTGCCAATAACAGTTTCTCCAACAACAAACGGAATCTGATTGCTGTTGTCGATTGTTGGGTCGGGTGGGAGCACAACGGAAGGAGTGGAAAGACCTTCGCTTCCCTCTGGACCGATTACATCTCTAGAAATGGTGCTGTTTGTGCCAGACTTGTTGAGCTCGATAACCTTAGGTGTGATATATGCACTCACATCAACGCCATCGAAGAAGCAATAGATTCTAGTCCTGGGCTTCATTCTATAAACGTCAAATGCCAGGTTTCTGGAGCGAATCCAGGGCACTGCAGTTTGAGACAGGATGCTATCACCCAGAGATTTACGCTCAATTCTGGGGACGATTCTCGTGCGGATACCTTGACGGGACTGGTTAGTCCTGACTTGGAAGGTGCGTCTTTGGTGAATAAATTCCAGACCTCTGTGTCTGGTGCCGACCCAACCACCACCACCATGAGTGCTACCAGATCTGTTGATGATCGTATCAGTAGAAACTAGGGATTCTGAAGACCAGTTGGTTCTCCAACCACCCCATTGAATTGGGGCAAACCCTGTGTTGGGATCGATATCCAACTCTCTGGCAACACTAGAGAAGTCACCTTCAACGTTTTCCACACGAGCAGGAAGTCGATTCGTTTCCAACCAGTCATCTGACGTAGGTGTCAGGTCAATACGACCGATGAAAGTAAACACGTTAAACGGGTTAACGTTTTCACTTCTAGATGCATAGGGTTGTGTGACAACAGCAACGTCTTCATAAGGAAGCATTGCAATGTTTCCAGATGTCACAACAACATTTTGTGACTTGGTGGTATTGATCTGCAGGGGGACGTTGGATGTGTAGTGCGAAGGACGAAGCAGACCCTCTTGGAAATCGAGAGAGCACTTATAGTCTCCACTGTTAACGTCACCAATCTTATGATCAGTAAAGTCATCAACCACAAAACCATTCTTCAGACGATCGAAACCGTTTTCGTCATAGGATCTGGTAGCATCTGTCTGCACTTCAAGAAGTGACAGGGCAGTGTAATATTCAACGTTATTGATTCTCTTCTCAAGGTCACCAATATCCTTCATCGTATAACGACGAATGATTTCTTGGGTGATTGTAGAATCTCTTTGAGGATCATACATATATGCCTTGTGCTTCATCACAGCAAGACACATGGCATTTTGGATATTCTCTGGCGGTTGAGGATCTTCTGCCGAGATGCCGTAAACCAGCTTCAGTTTATTGTCGTGAGACAGGAAGAGTTTATCCGTCCTGGGCAGATAATATTCGTAGTCGCAACGGAATTCTGTTTCTGCTTTGGGAATATCAAATAGAGTTGCAACTGCTGCAGCACCAGCACCTTGGTTTGTTGTGCTAAAGACACGAGCGTCGAAATCGAGAGTTGCACAAGTAACTTCAAAAGGACCAGTAACTGTGCCATTGCCTGTTGCCAATTCACCAACAGCGGGACGGAAGTCAATTTGATCTCTGACGTTTTTGCTGGATCCTTGCAAAATCGGAGCAGGGATCTGGTCAAAGTCAATACCAGTATATGACTGTGCAGAGAAGTAGTCACCAGATGCTTCATGAATGAAGTAGTCAAAGATGACCATCAGTTGTCTGGTGGGAGCAGTAACACCAGACTTTCTTACAAGTTTGGAAACATTGTAATAGAAAGGTGTTTGTCCATCATTCAAGTTAAAGAGGTCCGTGACCACTTTGCTTCCCTTGACAACGGATCCATCGGCATCATCGATTGTTGCTCTCAGGACATTACCATCAGAATCTTCACCAACGATTTGCTCGCCAGGGTTGAATTGAATATCGTTGAGGTTGACGTTATAGAGTCGCAGAGTTGCGTTAATGAAACTAACAACAGTTGCTCTAGCACCAGATGTAGCACCAGTTACAACTGTGCCAGGTGCAAAGAAGGTTGCTTCGCTCAAGACAACGTAAGGGACTTTTGGTGCGTTATCGTCTTCGGATTCATAAACAGCATGAATCTTGTAGACATCATTCAAACCAAAAGAAATTTCTTGGTCTTGGATTCTTGTGCCATACAAGTTACCATAAAGAAGACCATACTTCTGGATATCATTATTTTTGTTTGTGCGAGTAACTTTAAGAGCACGCATCTTGGATGCAGTCTTAATCTTTCTGCTCACAATATTCTTAGACACCAAAGCAGTCAGTTTGACTGTAGTGACACCCGTAAGACCATCAATCGTGATCGACTGTCTATCGGCACCGAAGGTAACTGTCAGAGTGCCTGCCTCATCCAATGCTTCCAAATCCAGGTTATCTCCAACAGCATATGCAGATCCAGATTGGGCAAGGATTGTCAGTTGATAGTTTTCATCGTCAAGAGATGCAAATTGCTCAGACTCGGGCAGTGCAACTGTCAAACCACCAGACACAACAGTTTTGTTGCTGAATGTGCGATAGACAAAGAATGACTCGTCACTCAGAGACTTCATCGACTGTCTCGGAAGGTCGATGGAAAGTTGACCAGTGGGTTGGGTTGTGTTGAATATGAAAGGACGATATCTGACAACTGTTGTGTAATCGCCGTCTGTGATAGCACCTTTCGTTAAACCTGTGTCCAGCAATGCAGTCTGGGACTGGTAATTAAATACTGGAGTGCCACCGACGTTGTTGCCAGATGTGTGGTTGATTGCAGATTTTGTGATCTTCTTGACCACAAGAGAAATATCACCTTCTGTTGAGGACGCACCATTCGGGCTCAGGATATCACCAGGGCGCAGGTCTTCTTCAAATTTGCTACCCTGCAGACCAATGATATTTTGATTACCTGCCTGATCGATTGTAATAGTTGCGCCTCTAACCACAGAAGTATCATTCAACAACCAGTTGGCAAGGAATGAAACTTGGGAGTTGCTGTTGTATGCAACGCAGGATCTAACATCGTTAACTTGATAACTGAAAACAGCATCAACTGTACCGACAACGCGACCGTCTCTAGTGATAACTTCACCGTCAGTAAAGACACCACTGACTTGCTCAAGACCCACATAAGTGCCACTAATGTCTGTAGTAGCAAAACCTCTGGCGCCAGAAATTCTACCGACCAGAAGATCTCCAGCAGCAACAGTTGCATTACCTGCGACAAAGTTGAGTGCTGTAAACATCTGGATGTCCATCATATAAAGATCCCAGATGCCAGTTGCTGCTTTTTGCAACTGCACGCAGCGTGCCCTACCAATCTTTTGACCAGTTACACTGTTTCCACCATTCAGAGTCCATCCATCATGCAGATCGAGGACTTGATATGCGTCGGCAACACCTTCACCAGTAATATCAGGCCAACCATAGACATCATAAACTTTGACATACTGACCCCATTCAATCGGAATGATTGAGTTTTGGACACCAGTAAAGTCTCTGGGTTTCTTGAGGTCAACATATTGAGGAGTAAGAAACTCTGTCCTATAACCTCTAATGTATGCTTTACCTGGCGACACCTCAATAGCAGCGTATTCTTCGCTGGCAGCTTGACCCTCTCTAGAGGACTGACCAGGACCATAAACGCCGTTATTGAAACCGTCGTCTCTATGCTCTCTTAATTTAACGTCGAATGTATCAATAACATAGTCACCAGACTCTTCATAAGTGCGTCTAGCGAGTGACTTTTCAAGGACAGAGTATGCTGTGTCATTAACGAATTGCTCGATCTTAGATTCTCTGATCCTGACCAATTCGATGAAGTTTTTATCAGTCTCGTCATCAATCGGTTTCTTGACGAGAGTTGTGCTAATCTTGAATCTATGAGATCCAGGAGCAGAATAGTTTGACGTGCCAGCAGCGTTATCATTCAGAGAAGGATCGTCTTCTGGAGTAACAATAGACTCCGAAATTTCAAGACCAATCCTATAAGAAGGGTTATTGCTATACTGGTCGAGGATAATATAAGCAGAAGGAACATTGACAAAGTGACCACGAATAAAGTAAACACCATTGTTAATGTATGCAACCGATGCCACAGCGGAAGCATTAACAGGAAGGAGTTGAGCAAAAGGTGATCCAACCTCAATGAGAGTTGTGCCAAAGGTCAACTCAGATTCGCAAATGAGTTGCTCGTTGTTTTGGAAACCCTTAACACCAACATCAGATGTAGTATCGCCCGAGTCGATATACTTCACATATACTGTGATGTATCCTTTGGAAGATTCTGCAGCAGAAATTGAATACAGGACCTTTGCTCGGATGCCACTTGTCAAACCCGAGATGATCTTGCCATTCAGTTGAGATCTATAGGTTTCAACATCAACACCAAGGAATGCTTGTTGCAGGATGATTGCTTGGACGTTGAGATCGTATCCCACTTGACCAGGGATAACCATGGCACCTTCTTTGAAGAAGTGCTGACCCATGGACTCAATCTGATTCTGCAGAATGCTCTGCATCGTCGTGAGTTCTCTTGCCTGAATTGGGAATCCAGGTCTATACAACACTCGATAAAAATTCTTATCCTTATCGAAGTCGTCGAAATACGGACTAATGTTGAGGTTGGTATTTTGTGGCATCTCTTAGAACTCGATTACGACTTTAATGTCTTCAATTTGGTCACCAGCACGAGTGATGGGACCTCTATTATCTATGTAAATAATTCTTCCCGAATTTGGCTCAATCTCAGGATCGGCATAACCATTAGTAAATGCCATACCCAAGTCATATTCAGTGTTGTTGATAACACGAGTGGAAGTGCCAGATACAATCGGGAAGTTGATATCTGGGTCTCCAGACGTGCCAGAGATAGCACCCACAATCGGGTTACCACCGTCAAACTCTGTGAGACTACCTGTGATCTCAGGGAAAATACCGTCAATTCTATTTTGATAGAATTTCAGGACTTTAGTTGTGCTATTCCAAGAAACAACACGACCACGAGCAGTCACTTGCTGACCACCAACAGTCCTTGACTGAGTAACAATCTCGTCTGTTGTATAGTTGCCAGTAAATGTTGGCGAGAAGATTGCTGCCTTTGTGCCAGACAAAGTTAATTCTGCAGTCAATTCCTGAGTGCCAAATCTATTGGGGTTGAGCAAAAGACCAATACGACGATAATCGTTATCAGTCGGGAAGTCTCCGCTACCCTCATCGTAGGTAAACTTAGTGTTGATCATCACACGATATCCGCCCAACTCTGTGTCTGGGGCAGCACCGTGACCAGTCGGGGGAGGAATGATAACCTCTACGTTAGCACCAGCGCCAGCGCCAGCACCGATACCATTCACCTCGTCAATCACAACCTTACCGAAGGTGTAGTTAGATCCACCAGAAGTCACTGTGGCAGTAACCAACTTACCACCATCAACCACCAGAGAAACACGACCACCAACGCCGTCGCCCTTGATGGGCACGTTTTCGTAAGTGCCGTTGTTGTAACCTGTGCCAGAAGATCCAATAATAATAGTATCGATCTCACCGCCAACTGCATCAGACACAACAGCAGTGTCATTCAACACTGGCATATATTCGTTGGAGAAGAATTTAAGCACCTGTCCCACAGGGATGGTGTAGAGATACTTCCAACGATAACCGTCAGCAGTTGTAATAATAGATGTCGATGTGCCTGTTGGCTCAACCGTGGAAGGTTTGCCGTTGGGGTCACTGGGAGACGTGCCGTTGTAGATACACTTGTAAACTTGATACGATGAGTTAACAACGTAGAAGTCGGCGTCAAACAGTTTAGTTGCACCAGAAGATGCAGTCTTTGTTGAGGAGTAGTCATGACGATACATGTCATAGACATAACCCAAACCACCAGTTGTCTGCTCTGGGGGAATCCAGTTAACACGACGGACAACCTGAATAGTGTCGTTTGCCAAGACTCGCTTCAGGGAGATCATGTCAGCGAAGTCGTCAGAAAACTCCTGCAGAGAGTCTGTCGGATCGGGGGGATCATTCTCATTATCCCAAGACTGAGGGCGACCAATAAACACATAGAGTCTATCCCTGCTTGCGCCAGCATCCAAATCGGACTGGGCGGAATCAGGACCCTCAAGTGATTTGATAAATCGCTTCGCAGTAAAAATTCTAAACTGGTCGGTAAGTAGCGCCATTTAACTAATAGGATCTCCCACTCTTTATTTATGGACTTTATTCATCCTCGTTTCTGAGTCTGTTTGTATACTCTACGACCAACATATTGGTTGTTGCACCAGTCTGTTGACCTAATATTTGCTCGTTAGCAGTAAACTTGACTGCAACTCCAGGAAGGATTGACTGTAGACTCAGATAATATTCCCCAGACTTCTCTGCAGCAACAAAAGAAGTTACAGTTGCAGCAACACCAGACACCTGTCCAACAACAGTCTCTCCAACAACATATGTTGCATTAGGAGACTTGTTGTTTACTCTCAATACGGCGGTCGAGGTGTGTGCATCTCCATCTCCAAGAGCACCAGCACCAATGATTGTTGCCAGTTGTTGTGGAGATCCACCGTCATAAACTTTATCTGCAAGTTGGAATAGTGTCAGGTTGACTCCACCCAACTCCTCTTCAATACCATATTTGGATGATGCAATACCACCGTCAAGATTTGTATCGAATTCAAATTCTGTGCCAGTATTTACCAAGTCGGGGATGCCGTCTCCAGCACCATCCAATTCGTCATCATCTTCAAATCGTCTATTTAGAATTAGACTGAGTGGATTTGTAAATGCAACAATGTCATCCCCAATGGATTCGACAAGGGTGTGTGGAGATACGCCAGTGGCAGATGACTGTGCAGCACCAGCGACAAACTGGATAGATTTGGTTTTGTCGGCAGAATTGCCACCATCAATAAAGGCAAGCTCGTCAACCTCAAAGGTCAAATACAGAGCATGGGATACTGGATCCCAATCATAAACAATAGCAATTCTGTTTGACGCACTGCTCTGATATCTTTTTACTTGGTCGGTAACGTTAAAGATATACTGAGATACGCCATCTGCATCATCTTGCAATGTATCCAAAAAGACCTTCTGGTCATATCTAAAGTTTGTGCCTCTATCGCAACCAGTGAATGATGTAGCAGTTTTACCTGTATATCTAACGATCTCTTTGTTGAGAAGAATTTTACCAGATCCAGGGAAGGGTGCAGTTGTCTGCACATTGATCGTTGTATCACTGGGAGTGACATCCTCAATCAGACCAGTGATATTGTAAAGAATTGAGTTAAGTGACTGTCTGTTTCTTTGCTTCCTAATTAAGTTTGTATCTCTAGCAAAAACAACTTTTGGAGGATTGGTATATCCATTTCCAGGACTATCAATATCAATACTTGTAATTGATCCAAGATTGATATATGCAGTTGCCGTAGCACCCCTACCACCACCACCAATAAGTTGGATGATGGGTGATGTTTCAAAGAATTCTCCACTATTGGTGATGGTAACCCCAGTAACCTTACCAAACTGGTTAACGCCCACAACACCAGTTGCACCATCACCACCGCCACCGCTGATAATGATGTTTGCATCTTCGGGGGTATAGTTTCTCCCCTCTCTTTCGATCTTTAGACCAGTAACACCGCCAGTGACAGGTACCAACTCTGCACCAGTGCCACCGCCACCTATTACTCTTGCAGTTGTGCCGCTGAAGTAGTTATCACCATTTGTTGTGACTTGGATAAAATCCAATTCACCAGTTGGAGTGAGATTGATCTTACCTTTTGCCCCATATGCACCATCATCAGTGCTTTCGATTATGAGACGAAGGGGATCGTAACCCTCTCCAGGATCAATAACCTCAACGGAAAGAATCCTGCCATTGGCAATGACAGGTCTTAAAACCGCTTCTCTGAGCGGTGTGCCACAATTTTGGACTGTTAGTTTTGGAGGATCTGTTGGATCGTAACCCGACCCACCTTCCACAACATAAACGTCTCTAACCCCAAAGACACTATTGAATTGGGGAGAAATTATAGCACCAGATCCAGGGACTGTTCTTGGCATTAGACGACTACGATATTACCGACCATATTGCTATGGACTGTGCATTGATAAACATATGTGGTGCCAGCAGAAAGGCTGTGAGGCACGGTCCAATATTGAATGCCCATTTGGTTTCCTGTGACGCCACTGACTGCAGCTCCACCGTTGGAAACTCTAATCTCCAGCGGGTGGCTGGGAGCATTGTTTTCAAATCTGTATGTAAACCCACGATAGACATAAATCGTGGGATCGGTTTGACCCGAGAATCCAGCACCATTCAACGTATAATCGCTGTTGCTCGAAGCAGTGAATACGATGTTAAGTGCAGGTGATGCAACAGCATCCCACTGATTAACACCGTAAATGATATTCTGACCTTCCGATGCAGACGGCAGTTTATATGCTGTTGTTTGATCGATTGTCAGGGTAGACCCAGCCAGGCTGGTGCTAATTGCAGCGCTACCAGTGATTGTAAATTCATCGGTAGAAGATGTTGCCGTATACGATCCACCAACACTATCGTTAATTGTCTGCAGGACGTTTTGCACCACATTAGGTGATGTGTTGGTGAATGTCAGGTTATTTGCATTGAGGTTTGTCTCAATACCTGTGCCGCCAACAAAGTTGATAGTATCTGTTGTTGTGGTTGCTGTGCGAGTGCCGTTGTCTGCTCCAAAGGTCACAAATACATTCTGATCAGGATCGCCCAGAGCGCCAGTCATATCAATAGTGACTGTATCTCCAGTGATCGTTGTCGAAATATTTGTGCCACCAGCAATAATCAAAGTATCATTTGCTGCAGAGGCAGTTGTCGTGCCCGTATCAGCATTGATGGTTTCAAAAAGGTTTTGTGTAGTGCCACCGCCAGTGCCAGAGTCTTCATCATTAGCAGGCTCCCATGCAGTATTAGTAGCATTCCACTTCAGGACTTGACCATCGGAAGGACCACCATTAACTGTGGTGTCAACATCTGTGAGTGCAGAGATGCCATCGTTTACGTCAAGCAAACGAATCCAATTACCAGCATGAGCAAAGTAACCATTGCCAGGATCGTGAGCGTGGGCAAACATGCCATGGTGATCTGCTGCAACTGGGAAAGAAGCAACGTCAGCATAGTCACCAACATACTTTAGGTAACCATCATCGCCATCAATATATACCTTTCTGCTACCCTGACTACCTGCTTTGAAGTCGATGTCTCCAGTAGCGTTTGGCTCAATAACAATATTTCCACTGTCTTCCGAAACAATCTTGAATTCACCAACATTCAAGTCTGCACTCAGTCGATCGAAATGACCCTCAGCAAAGATCGATCCATTCCAACGCAACACTTGCCCATCCAGAGGAGCATTGATTCCAATCTGGAGGTTGGTGTCATTTCCTAATGATGCATATATCTCATCGATAACGGAATTGATTTTAATCGCACCGTCTCGTAGAGTATCACCTGTGCCATCATTAGCAGCACTGCCGACGTTAAGATTTTGCTTTGCCATGGGAGGTAGTTTTCTACAGTGTTATTTAGGTGCCATCAAAGGTTTGAGTTGTGGAGTCAAACGTGGTAGATGTGAAGGATAGGTCAGCACCAGTTTGACCAGCACCACCGCCAAGGACAGTAAGTGTTGCCACATTAGATTCCAAGGGTGAGTTTTGTGCAGGAGCAGGAGCGCCAATGGGTCCACGAATCTCACACTTATATCGGTATCCCGCCATGTAGGACAAGGCAGTGAATGTCAGTGAATTGGATGTTGCTCCTGTGATGACTGCATATGCAAATCCACCATCAGTAGATCTATACCAGCGATAACTGATAGGTCCGTTTTCTGGAAGAATTTGTGCTTGGATGCTGAATGTAACTGATGTATTTGCGTTGACAGAAGCAGACTGTGGTTGGAGGGTAATCTGCAGTGTGGGTGGAGTGACCGTCCCTCCGCCACCTGTGGGGGGTGCAGGAGGCGCTGCAGCACCGTTGTTTGGTGGTTGTGCTATGGTTTCCCTAGTGGTGCTACCAATCAGATATGGGAATGCTGGATGATCTACATCGCCAGGCAATGTTGAAAGGAAGTAAGCATATGTCCCACTTGGGAATTCGGGAGTCACGCAGAATCTGCCATTATGATAGTCAAGGTCACCTAGACCCTCTACATACTCCCAGTCCTGCATCAGAGACCCTGCAGGGGGGTTTTGAGCAGTGCTACCATATGCAGGTCTATTTTCTACTTCAATAGATCTTGCACGATATTGGGACTGCATTGGAAGAGTTGTTTGGGATGCCTGCCAAGGATCCTCATAACCATAAGGTCCATAAATGGGAAATCCATCAAATGCAAATCCAACGATCTTTGAGTGACCATCGGGGTGCCTTAGGTTATCTCCGTTAAACTGACTGCCACCGTAGTAGTCGTTATAGTTTGCCATGGAGGCATTGTCTTTCCAGCAATCTAGAAAGTGTGTGTCATGGTAGTGATATTGACCAGTTTGCTCTGGATGACCACCACAGGCATCATCGCCAAAATCTACAGGTGATCCTTCAAAGTGAGCGTTCCAGTTGAAACCCACAGGAGGATTACCGCCATTTCCAGCACTGGGGTTAAAGAAAACAACACCATTAGCAGAAATGCCAATAGCGCCCAGCGGCGTAGCCGACCGCCCGTTTCTTTGGTCGTAGTATGTGTATGTCCTTCCTTCTGCATATGCAATGGTTTGCGACTCTGCAACAATTAAGTCAAGACGATCATCTTCAGCCAACCAACATTCACCAGCGATAGATGTAAATACTGGTCCTCTAAAGATAAACTTTTGCTTTCTTCCATCGGAAAAAACAAAAAGGATGTTATCACCTGGGACAATTTGTCCACCACTAAATATCCCATTGTCATTCAATGACAAGTTGATAGATATCACAAAACCAGTTTGAGCGAATACGTTATCGTCAAACTGTCTGGGGGTGCCAAACTCACCACCTCTATATGTAAACGTCCATTCAAAATCCTGCTCAGTTACACTGTTTGGATTATTTTGATTAGGAAACGTCCCGTATGAAACGGGGGTGGGAAGACCATCCCCCGTTACGGTTAGTTGTTTAGTGCCAGGTTCGTAGCTTGCAGTTGCGGTCATGCGTCGTCGAAGATTTGAGCAGGACTGAAGTTGGCAATGATTGTCGTGCCAATCTGGACCGACAAGATAGCAGAGTTACTGTAGACAGGTGTAGCACCAGCAGCAGTAATTGCCACTCTGTATTCGTCACCATCATCTTGTTGTGTCGTGACACCAGTCGGGAATGTAGAAGCGTTAGCGCCAATGATGTTAGTCCAGGCGGTTTGACCGTATTCCTTCTTCTGCCACTGATAATTCAATGTAGTTGTATTTATCGCACCATCGCTTGCCCTTCTAAATTCAGCAACGACTGTGAATGCAGCATTTTGACCCTGGTTAACTGTCACGTTAACTGGGCTGCTGAGGATAGCGACCAGACCATCTTCAACTACGATCGGGTTGCCCTGATAATCGGTTGCTTCTCCTGCATAAACATCTTGACCGTTGTTGACAGGCTCGCCCACGGGTGAAACAAAATCATCTTCAACGGTATTCTGCACAGCGATGAGTGGAGCACCATATGAAGCACCAGGACTCTTAACTTCAATTCTGGAGATACCCATCATTGGAGTCACGCGAGCGTCAAAACCAGTAGAAGAGATAACCTCAACGTTTGGTTTGGATGTGTATCCGTCGCCAGGGTTGGTGATGTTTGCACTGATCACCTGACCGAGCGTGATGTCTGCAAGTGCTTCAGCGTTACGACCCTTAACGGATCCTGTGTATTCAAAGGTAATCAGGGAGTTGGAAGACTCGATCAGAGCAACCTCACGAGCAAATTCTTCACCTTCAATATTCAATTCATCACCAGTCTCAATCGGAGGCACGACTGTTGCAGAGATCACGTCAGCGTCAGATCCGATGTAGGAGAATCCAACGAATGTAGATCCTGCGCGAGGCACTTCAGAGAAGATAATTCTAGAACCGACAATCTCATAAGAGACTCCTGGCTCTTGAATGATGCCGTTGAGCGAGATTAGGATGTTATTTTCTGGCAGAATTGTTGCCGAAGAAACGCCCTCTGTCAAAGTCAGTGAGTAGAAGATACCATCCAACTTCAGGTTAAAGGACGACTTCAGGGAGTCAAACTCAAAGCTGATATCGTCAAGTTGACGGAGTTTGCCGACGTAGTAACCAATGAATTCGGATCCAACTTCGGGAGGCTCAGTAAACTGAATCTGATCAGAGAATGCTGTGTATGCAGCATTAGGAGGTTGCAGAATGCCATTAACAAAGACCAGCAGGTGACCAGCGGGATCTGGGAAGTATGCCTGACCATTCTCAATCGAGAGTGAGAAATCAGTCTGCACACCATCAAATCCACGGAAGTAACGGTCAACTCTACCTTCAAGGGTCGAAGCCGTTGTAACTGCAGCAGACCAACCATCATCACCACGGATGGACATGTTATTGTAGAATTCACCAACAACCTGCTCAAGCCAAACTCTTGCAGTAATGCCACTTTGCTCAACAGCAGCGACCTTGCCATATGCGGCATAGTCGGTTTGAGTAACGTTACTAACAGTTGCGTAGATGGAGGGGAAGTTTGTGCCAACGTCAAATTTACCAATGTTGTTGCCAGAGATATTCAGAGCAGCAGCAGTCTCTCCCAATCCCACGGGTTGCAGATTTGCGATCCACAGTTTGTGAGGTGTGATGGGATTTGTTGTTGCATCATATGGTTGATACTTAGTGACGGTGGCAGTGAATCCAGGATTCTTCTGCACAGTGCCTTGGAGGAGTGTGACCTCATCTCCAGGTCTGAATGTGGCAGCAAGACCAGACTCAACAAACGTAGCAGCAATATCCAATTCAATAACAGAGACGCCATGAATGGTGTCATTCACTTCGATAACGCCGTTGGGTTGATAGATGCCCTGCAGATCCAGGATGTAATCTGTCAAACTACCATAGATGATGTCATTGCTTTCCCAGGAGTTTTGGATTGTTTCCACATCCATCACAACACGACCACTTTCATTGCTGATAATAGCGCCAGATTTGTTTACATAAGAAACAATATCTGCTTCTGTGTTATCTGCCTTTTTGAAGATCACATCGCCGTTGGCATAATCGCCAAGGTCAACGTTGATCAACATGCGATCGGTTTGCAACTCAATGGTGCCTTCGGTAGCAGAATCTTCGCCCACGAGGACATCACCAGTGACCCACGCAGCACCTGTCTTGTTGATAACTTTTAGAATTGCATAGGTATTGCTTTCGTAGTAGTTAACTTGAAGGATGGTGCCAATCGACGTATTATCGCCATCTTTGTAGACTCTTTCATTGTTAGTGAATACTGATATAATAGGATCAGTAAGATTATTAACTCTAATGTATGTGAATGTCTCTTTAACAACTGCAGTGTTGAAGGACTGAGCGGCAATTTCACCATAGACATCAGAAGATGTGCCATAAAGAATATCTGCAGTAATGAATCCGCCTTGATATGGGGTGTCTGTTGGAGGGTTGCCATAAGTGGTAGTTTCTCTCTCAACACCAGATCTCACAACAACTTGGAAGAGGTGTTGATTTGTGTCAGATGTATCAAGAGCAAATGACTGATATCTGGCATCGTGCGTGGAGAATTCGCCAATCTCGAAGAATGAAGCATCAGCATTCAAGACATAGTAATAAACCTGATTGATGCCATCCAGAAGACTGCCCGAAGAAGGAATGTATTGGACAACATCACCACGACGGAAGAAGTTTGCACGATTGATTCTAACTCTAAATTCTGCTCTGTCATATCCAACAGGGACAGTCGGAGTCAGGACCACGAGTTGTGGATCGGTATTCCAGTCGAAACCTTCATCATAAGTGGTGCTGAGGTTAACAACGTCAGTGGAAGGCACGAAGGTTGTTTTTGCCTCAGTTGGGAAGATGGATCTTTCCAGTGCAAACTCAAACGGGTTAATGGAGGAATCCATGTCAAACTCTGTGGACTCTTGATCCCACTCAGGACGATTGGGTGGAATGTAAATGCCAGGAGTTGTGATATAGGGTTGCCAACCAGCAGATGTTGGGCTATAGATGATGGACTTGACGTATTCTCTGATACGAGTCAGATGATAGATTAGGTGCGTGCGAGTGATGTTTTGATAGACAATAAAGTTACCGTCACCATCAAACCAAGAGGAAAGTTTATCAAACGCAGCATTGTTACCTCTAGTGATGATGTCGTAGATCACAGAATCAATAACTTGATCTGCAAAGTCTGCATCACCAGCGTAAGATGGGTAGAAAGTGACAGTTTGATCGTATGCTCTCTGCTTGATTGCCTCTCTGTTGAAGTGGATCAAGCGTGCATCAACTTTGCTGCTGTTGGTGCCAGCACCAAAGGCAGTTTGATACATATCGAAGATGGTAGCGATTGCCTGACGCACGTCATAGCAGCTGCCCTGGTTATATTCCGTGGGGGCAGTATATGTCCCATCAGTCTTAGTGACCGTGGTGCCATAATAAGTAAGACCATTGCCAGCAATACCAGCATCCACGCCTTGAATTAGGATGTCAAACAATGTGTCGATTGCAGTTGCCTGCTGACCACATGCCTGATTCCAATCTGCTTGGTTTGTGCTTCCAACAGAGTAGTCCCAAGTAACGGTGAGATCTCTGATGGGGAGATCGCCAGAATACTTACAAGGCCAGATGTTGGGAAGATCGCCAGAATAACCACCGCCAACTGTCTTAGGATATGTCTGGGCGTTGAGACCAGCAGGATCTGCAACAGTATCAGTGAGGACTTGAATAAGGGCATCTACAGCGTCATCAACGTCAGTGTCGCTAACGGCAGAAGAAATAGCAGTCACGCTATATGTGTTGCCAGCAGAAACAGTCGGATTGCCACCCTGATAGATCTGCTTGGCAATATCTCTAGCAGTATTGAAAATCCAAATGGACTCATTTGCCTGAGAAGTGATGTGTTGCAGATTGCCAGAAGAAACGTAGTATTCTGCAGAGGTGACCATCATGTTATCGCCACCATTTTGCAGGTTCCAGGACATCCAATACAGGATGTCTGCAACGTCATGCATACAATTTTCAGATCCACCAGGAATCACCAGGGAAGGATATTGTGCTTGACCACGCAGCACTGCTTCCTCAGCAATGAAACGGATGTTTCTTTCAATAGATCTTGCAGCAGCAATTCTATTGTCGGAAGCGCCATTTCTTTCGTAGGATTCGTAAGTGTAGGAGTTGTCGTTGTGACCATCGATGTTGAAACGACCAAAACCGTTTCTAATGGTAAGAATTGCCATTTCCTTGGCAAACTTAAACACAGTCTTAGTTGCTTCCTCCTCACCTTCAATGTGGGAAAGGAATCCATCTTCTCTGATATAGAGTTGACCTGCTTCAAAGATTTCAGCGTTGCCACCAAACCTAAGGTCATGGACCAGGGCGCCAAGAATGTCAACAACGTCATCAACGCAATTTTGACGACCACCAGGAACCTGGAAGTCTGCAAACTTGGACAAGTCATTCATCATGCCAACTGCTTCCTTGGCAATGATGTGCTTGTTGCGCTCGATCATATTTGCAGCGTCAACATAGCGATCTGACTGATTTCTAGTCTGATCAAACTGCTCAGGATCCAGAGTAACTGTAGTGTCTCTATATGCACTTCTGGAGGTGTAGATTGCGCTGTAATATTCATCTTGATAGAGTGCAGCAGCTCCATTGCTAGCAGCGGTTTCTCCAGGTCCGAGCAGCAGGTTGTTTGCTGCCTTCATGCACAAATCCTTAGCAAACTCAAATGCTTCAAGCATCGGTTGCAACTCATCTGTGATAAACAGAATTTCGTTGTCGGAATTGAGATAGAAGTCAATCGCAGCCTGTGTTTGGTAGTTGCCACCAGTCTGGAGGTCGGCAATAAGGGCGGGGATGATATAGTCCTTCATGTCCCGAATGCAAGCATTGCGATCGGGGATATTCAGAGTATTGACAGTTTGCCCACCGAGACTAATTGTGTAGAGGTTTTCAATGTAACCGACTGTTTCTTCAGCGATATAATCGCGGTTTTTCCAGATCAAGTCACCAGCATTTCTAAATCTGTGACCAGTAGGAGCAAGCTCATCAGCGATATAATCGCCAAGGGTGTCGAGTCTTGTTTCTACCTGAGTCGTGCCAGAAAGGGTATGGGGGATGCGAAGTTTGGTGGTGTATGTGCCAGACAGATCGGCAGATGCTGTGTTGATCACATACTTGCAGAGTTTGATGACTTCTCTCCAAGAATAGAGAGTCTGCAGCAACTCACTGCCAATAAACTTCAGATCGCCACCCTTGTTTCTATAGAAGCGTGCGTTGACGATAACGTTGTAGTTACCACCTTCCTTGAGGTCTTGGACAATAGCAGGAATGATGTAATCTCTAGTATCTCTGATGCAGATATTTGTGCCACCATAAGATCCAGCAGCAGCACTGTCACCAGGAATAACAAAGTCGGGATAGTGTGCCTGCATGATGCCGACTGCTTCTTCTGCAATCCAAGCAGCATTCGCAGAAATGATGTCTGCAGAATCTCTGTAGATTTCATTTCCGAGATCAATCTCTTCAATAGTGATACGCTTGTTTTCATAATCAACGGCACCAAGAGTTGCAGAAGAAATGTTAGTGCCAGACAAAGTAGCAATCACATCGCCAGTGCCAACAACAGCGCCTTGCTGAGCATTCAAACCAAGGACAACACCAGTCCTGGTGAAGTCTGTGATGGTTGGACTTGTGAATGCAGCAGTGCGATCTGCATATCCTTTCCTGACCAGGAAGTTATCGAGATATCCATCAAGGTTATCGCCGCCGCCAGCGTTAGATCCAACATGACATTCTTGACTAATACCATAGTTGTTATTGTCAGCATCGCTGGAAACTTCAGCACCATCAATAAACAACTTTGTCGTTGATGTCTCAGAATCTTTAGAAACTGAAATGTGATACCATGTATCTACCACTAGACCAGCAGATGTTGTCTCAGAAACAGCAGTGCCGTTTCTCATCCAAGAAACTGTGTTGCCAGAGTTAGAAACAATCAGATAACCAGCGGAAGTGTCGCTCACATCCAGTCTATTATCGACCAGAGTAATTGTGCCCGTCAGAGAATTGAATCTGAAGTAACCTTCGATTGTGAAAGATCCATCTTCAAAACCAAAGTCATAGCTACGAGTTGCTTGACGGATATAGGGGCTACCGCCAGAGGTAAACGAATAACTTGAAGTATTGTTTTGAATATTTGTGTTGTAGATGACGTTGCTGATGGAGACATTGTTTGATTCCAGACTGGAGTTTGTAATCAACTCTCCATTTTGGAATGCGCCTGTAATATTTCCACCATAGATCCACTTCAGACCAGAGTTGGACCCCTTGATTGGAGTGGTAGCATTGCTAGTGATACCTCTAAGTGTTTGACCAGCAAAGAAGATCTTATTGCCACCCTCAGCATCTTTGTATGCAAATTTAGTAACACGAATAACCTCACCCGACTGATATCCACCATCGGTGATGATAACCTCAGTGGGAGCAGTGCGGGTAGCATGTGACATGTTACCGTTGGTGTAAGACAGTGTGTAGATGCTCAGAAGAGAATCGACAAGTGCCGTCTCAGTGTTACATGGAGTTAGAGATTGATCTGGTGTGATCGATACATCGAAGAATTGTTTCTTGCCATGGACGCCAGTAACAGCGACTCTAGGATAGAAGTAATCACCACCAGCATGAGTGAAGTGCAGGTGTTGGAGGATGACACTAGATCCGTTGCTGAATGCAGGAGTGCCATCAACTGTGATGCTTAGAGTGCCATTCACTTCATCATAAGTTGCACTCATGACGTTGTGGGTTGCTGATGCAGTGCTGACTTTGCCAGATCCAACATAAACAAAGGAATCACCAGGATCCAGAGATACAACAGGGACAGCGACACTGAAGGTATTGCCAACTAGACCAGAAACGGTATGTGCCGTTGCCGAATTCTTGAGACATTCTTTAGCAATAGTTGCAACTTCTGCATAGATGTTTGTAACTTCAGTTGGTGTTGCAGTGGAGTTATCGTATGCGATGGAATATGTGCCAGCATCATAAATTCTGCTGTTTCCACCATAACGAATGTCATACGCGATTGCTTCAATGACATCTTTAATGTCGTCGAGGCAGTCATTGTCATTGCCCGTGGAAATGCTGAATCCAGGGTTTGCTGTCTTATAGACAAACAGACCTTCTGCAGCAATAAATTCCTTATTCTTCAGGAGAAGGTCAGCAGCATCAATGCCATTGTTGCCGCCTGCAGTTGTGGGATCTGCATAGAGACCAACGATCTTAGGACCACCAACACCTTCTGAAGTATAAGAAATAGCACCAGTTAGGTTGTGGGTATTCTCCGCAGCGAGAGATGTTGTGATGATATTTGTCAACTCTCTGACTGTTTGCTGGATATCCAAGCAATTAGTCAGGCTTGTGTTGTTACCTGCGCTGTAGTTTGCGTCATATGTGTAACCAGGAGCAGTGCCACCATAAGATGCAGGATCATTAAGGACTGCCAAGTCCTTAACAAACAGGAGGTTATTCATCGCATAATACATCATGTCTCTTGCTTTCAGCAGTGCTGTAAGAGACTCAGGCACCTCGCCATACAGACCATTCAGCAGGTAGTTGCCAGTTTCATCAAAATAGTTTTCAGCAAAGAATTGCGAATTAAACTCACCACCAGAAGCAACATCATTTGCAATGGCGTCAACAAAGTATCCAACATCTCTACGGCACTTCTCTTGGTTTGGTGTGAAGGAAGGCTTGGTCGATGCAGGAATGTCTAGAAGATTTCCAGCAGTCAACGCCTCATCTTGCCATGTGTAAATTGTTGTCAGAGCAGCTCTAACATCAGCACAGGACTCGGGATCGTTGTTATCTGTATTGGTGCCTGGGGTGCCATATGGATCTCCAGGGGATACATCTGCAGTAATTGATTCATCGACATAACCAACTGCTTGATCACTGCTATTGACAGCAGTCCAAAGACCACCATAGTTATTTGTGATTGCAGATTCGCAGTAAGCCTTTGCTTGACCCAAAGCATAAAGTAATTCAGAAGTGTTTCTGTCGTAACTTACAGTATTTGTATCTGTGAAATACTCATTGATCCACTGCAGTGAATAGAGGTTGCCACCAGAATGAAGATCCAGTGCTACCGTTTCAACCCAAAGTCTCAGGTCGCTCAGGTATCCGTCCTTGTCACCAGATGGTGTTGCAGGATACTGGGTCTTAAGATCATCATATGCATTGTGGATGATCTTATCAATATTTTTAATCAGTAGGCGATAAGCATCTCTATATCTGGAGGTGGTGTTTGTTTGGATATCTCCAGGGTAGTAGAAGTCTGGATGCACAACTGCAATTTCCCTTTCTGCTCTGTCAATGATTTCGTCCTTATTGAGACGAATCAGACGAGCGGCATCATATGCTCTATTGGATGCATTTGTGGTTACATTTCCATAGAAAATGGATCTGTTTCTGAGTTGATCTCCCTTAGCGAAAGATCCTCCAGTAAGATTCTCATATTCAACTTCAGTGCTTCTAACCTCTTCAAAGTCGAGGAAGTCTTCATTGATTCTGGCACTGGAATCTGTTACAGAGACTGGAGTGATGCTGGACTGAGAAATGTCATCAAGAATGATGTTGGGATTCTGAATAGCAACCAGTCTTTCATAAATCAGACCGAAGAATGTAGATCCTTGGTTAATGATAAGAGTGTCAACTGGTTGACCATTGTTGGGATCCAGGTATGGGCTGATGTAGATAATTTGAGCGACAATCTTACTCGTTGCCGAATAGATATACTCATTCAATTTGAGGTCAAAGATACCAGTTTCAAATCTTGCTGTGCCAGATGTCTTACTAACCAACAGTTCGTCAGTCAGGTTACCATCTTCGTCAATGTTTGTGGTTTCGACCAGGGCAGTATCGCCCTCAAAGTTGGTGATAGACTCGCCAAACTTATAGATGCCCTCAGTATTCAAGAGAGTGACGCTTTCAACGATTGCGCTGAAAAGAGTTGTCCTCTTAATCAATTCACTGATCTCGAAAGGACCATCAGTGATGTTGATAACATCAATGTGGAATGTCCCAGAGTCAACAACAGTTGCATATGCCTCAGAGAAGTCTCCAGTAACTTGCTGACCGATGGTCGGGAAAATACCTTGAGGGTCGGTCAGTTGGATTCTATAGACGGGGACAGTTGCAACTCGGATTGTGCGATATTTAACTTGAGATGCTGCCTTGGGTGGCTCATCAAAAACAATTTGACCACCAACAACACTATATGCACTCTGGGGTGCTTGGATCACGCCATTCAGGGTGATAACCAGTTGGTTGGAATTGACAATAACTTGCTCACCCTCCACCGTAATTGGGAAGGTTTTTTCAATTCCATCAAATCTGCCAGAGATGTCATCGATTTTCTTGACGATAGATGTCAAGATTTCCTCAGAAGAAGTCAGTCTCTTATTTCTAAACAGGACTTCAGTGTTGTTGTAGTCTGTGTAGACGGGTTCGGCAGCACCGAAAGATGTAATTTGGTTGACGTTGGAGTACTCGTTAATGTTGACCTGCTTGATAAACTCAGTGCCAACACGACGACCAGAAACGTCCTTACCACCAGTCAGTTGCAGCTGACCAAACAGTTTGAAACCAGCAGGGTGGTTGTTATCCAGAATCTGTTTCTTCCACTTGGTGATGGGAATCTCAGAGCTGATAACGTAAGAGAAGTTTTGGTAGAAGAAGGAGTCTTGGATCTTCTGAATAATCTCAGAAGGTTTACCAACATCATCTGTGAAACGACCAGGAGTCGAGGTCAGGGAGTCAATATTCAACACACCCTTGGCGATGCTCAGGTTGTCGATAATACCAGATGCTTTGGACACCTCACCGTTGATCTTTTCTCCAACAGCAAAGTTGCCTGTATAGTTGACAATCTTCAGGATCTTGGGACCAGACTGCCAACCAGTGTTAGTGGAGACATAACCAGTCGCAGATGCCAATTCGGGGCTGCTGCCTTGATAAATTTTCTCACCAGCAAGGAATCTAGAAGTTGCCACGACTGCTTCTGCTCTACCACCAAAGACCTCAGTCAGAAGAGTCTGACGACCTTCACCTTGAGTCAGGAAAGTGATATAGTCACCAGCAGCTGCTGCCTCTGGTGTCAGAGCAAATCTCAACTGGTCAGAATCCAGACCATCAGCGATTGCATAGTAAATCTGACCTTCAACCAACGAAGTCAAACCAACACTGCTAGGTTTGGGCAGGATGCCAGTCGTTGATCCAACATCATCAGCACGCAGTTGGACTTCAGCAGCAGTGGTAATGCCATGAGGGAAGTTAAACTGCAGATAGTTGAGGTCGAGGTTAATGACATAGTTAAACTCAGACTTCAGAGTAACCACGGGCTCGGAAGAATAACCACTACCAGGATTCTTGATTTGAATCTCATTCAAACGGTTGTTTTTCACAACAGCAACTGCTTCGGCACCTGTGCCACCACCGCCAGAGATGACAACAGCAGGAGCAGAGGTATAACCAGCACCAGGATCAGTGATCTTGATCTCTGTCAGAATAGATGTATTGAAGAGTTGCAGGTTGACTGGGAAGGAAATCTCAGGACGCAGAGTGTAGTCATGGGAATAACCGAAACCAAACTCATTATTCTTGAGTCTCTTGATCTTACCAATGTTTTTACCTGTCAGGAAGACAGAAGCACCGCTACCTTCGCTGGGGATGATAACGCTCAGAGCAGCACCAGATCCAGCGAGAGTGGGTCCAAGAATACCTGTGATACCATCAACATCGATAGATGCTGTTGTGTATCCTTTACCAGGATCGGAAACTTGAGCAGAGGTGATAGCACCAGATCCAGTCTCATCATCAAGAGTAACTGTAATTGTAGCAAGACCACCTTCTCCGTCACCAGCAATAGGCACCTGATAGTAAACTCCAGGTTGATATTCTGTGCCACCATCAATAATTTCGATTCTTTCAATTTGACGGAAAGATGCAATATCAGAAACCACAGGAAGTTTCTGATAGAAACCACCAGGAGACACAAGTTTGATTGTGTTAATCGGACCAATCGCCTTAACGGAAGTGGTGGAATAGTAACTATATGGGTTACCATTTTCATCATCTTGGACCTCAGCGTTAGTGGTCTCTGGCTCAACAAGAAGTGGGAATTTGAATTCGGTTTGACTTACAACCTCAGAGATTTTGAAAGTGCCATCGAAAGGTGTCTTAATGACATCGATGAAGGAATTAGATCCAACGGGGGAATCTGCACCAACTCTTGACGGGTCGAAGTAGTAAGAAATATTGGTAACGTTACCAATGGCAGAGAATTTCACATAAGGCTGGCTACTAACACCAGACACACCAGGGGTGCCAACTCTAGTAATGTTGTTGAAAGAGTATTCGAGTTTATACTGGTTGTCTTGTGCAAACGACAGATAGTAACCGAAGTTTGTGCCATCACTAACGTCAAAGACATATTGATGGTTTCTGATGAAGTTAATCGTGGGATGCTTAGCGTAAATGTTTACACTAGCAATAGTGCCTTGGTCAAATGTTGGAGCACCAGTAGCGGTGTCTCTGATCTTGAAGATGAATTCTCTAGATCCAAAGACTTCTTGGACGAAGAAAGATCCATTAAATTCATCTGCAACAAATCCTTCAGTATAAAGGACTTCATTGACCACATAATTGTGGGGAGTGAGTGATGTTGCGTAAATCAGATCAGTGAGAGCACTGCTGCTTCTCTTGATATCTTTCTTGAGTGTGCAAACCAACTCAACTTTCTTAACCGAGGCGAAACCAGAAATTGTAAGGACCTTTTCCTTATCTGCACCCTGGTCATCGATTGTGATATTTGCAGAGCTGAGAGCGACCACATCACCAGGAATGTAAGAAGATGCAGGTTGCACATCCAGAATTTTGACTTGGTAGTTTGCGCCAGCGTCAAATCCAAGGAATCTTGCATAATCTGAAAGTGCTTCCTCTGTGGATATCCAAGTCCATGTAACACCACCATCGCTAGCATCACCAGTCAGATGGACAGGAGCAGTGTCACCAGATGTGCCAGCAACTGCAACTTCATAGACGTTTCTCTTCCAGAAGACTCTGTATCCAACAGGATACAGGACACCTTCATCCCATCTCTCCATATCAGATCCCAACCACTGAGGCAGGGGATACGGCTCCTCTTGAATATCGATGGTAAATTGACCAGCGGTCCTAATAAACACCCAAGTAATTGATCCGTCACTTACAGCACCAGTTGTATGAGTCGGAGGAGTTACACCAGAGGTGCCACCTGCTTGTGCCTCATAAATTCTGCCACCATAGTAAACTCTATCGCCAGTGGCATATGCTGTAGCAGTTACCCAAAGATCTTCTTCCTCAATACCAACAAACTTACCATCCATGGTATTAACGTCTGTTGCTTCAGTGGATTGGAGAAGCTCTCCGTTATCAAATGTGCCAAAGATCTTACCAATTTTGTATGTTGTGCCAAGACCAGGATTGGTAGTGGTGCCAGTCGGCACATCAACAATAGTGCCATATGCTTGGACAACACCGCTGTCGTTAACTTGCTGAAGAATTGATCCCTTGGTGAATTTAGCGTCTTGATTGAGGGTAAATTCAAAGATGTTGTCGATCTTGCTGTATCCAGCATCTTTAATGTAGAATTTGGGGATGACGTTTGGAGTGACAAACATCTTCTGACCATTCTTCACTGGGACAGTAGAAGACTTGGAGGACAGAGTTTCTTTTGTATTTGTCCATGTATATGTCTGGACAGTGGTATACAGAGACGGAGCATCAGAGAAGTCCAGAAGTTGCAGACCACCAGCACCAAGATCCCACTGATCAACTGCAGGTTGTGTTGTAACCTGAGTCCAAGTGCCAGCAGTAAATTCGGAAATCGTGAGATTGACGTGGTTAGTTGCTTCAGTGAGTGTATAAGTCCCTCTAGAAGTGGAGTGCTGTCTGTCGATCTTGACCATGACGATATCAGAATCGACACTGGTCACTTCAAACTGCTCAGTGGGCAAAGTAAATGCATTCGCATCAGTAAACTCAGCTTTACCTGACATCACAACATCGTCGATGTTGCCTTGGAAACAAAGGGAAGAAGTCTGAGAAGAATCTCCACCAACAGCGATGTCACCAACATTAACGTCAATTAGTGACTGATATGTGATAGCAGGATTGCCATTAACAAATACTGTAAAGTCCCAAACACCAACAGCGGTATTCTCCTTAACTATAGCAATGTGGACCCAAGCACTAGATCCAAATTCAGTATAGTAAGTGTTGGCAGCAGACACACCCACCTGGGTGCCGTTGATGTCCAACTCAACCTTTCCTTGATCAGCGTCACCATTGATGCCATTGATTCTGACCTGACAACCAGTAGAGGAATCAATTTCTGTAATGTCGAAGAAAATTGGAGTTGTATTCTGTGCTGCATATTGAGCAGTTGCCATGTTAAACCAACCAGCAACAGTCCAATTCAAAGCCGATGAATCAATGTCAGCATAAAGGAGTCTGTTTGGTGCAGTGAATTTCAGCGACCCTGTGCCAAACTTGTAAATTGCTTCATCGATTGATGCATCTCCAGGCACAGCAATGCTGAATGTGCCAATATTTCTCTTGGTGGTGTCGTAATCGTCATCACTGGCGTCATCAAATCTAAAGACTGCAAACTGCTCTGGGACGAGTCTTTCATTGATGACGATAATATCACCAGAGTTATCAACAACAGAAGTTTTGTTTCTCGATCCAACCTGATCGGTAGTTTCGATGATGCTTTCATATTGAAGCGTGCCATCAAACTTAAGGGAATGGATGGTTGTTGCTTTTCTATCTTCCGCATAGTCAATAGTAGTAGTAATGACAACGTTGCCGAAGATGTCAACGTGGAAACCAGTTGCATTGATGGAAGTGTAGTCTCCCTGAGGAGTCATAGTTTTGATAAACTTCCAAGCATTTGCATTGTTTACATCAGAAAGAGTAAACTTACCAAATTGAATTCTTTCAAACTTACTATTAGCGTTGTTAAATACATCCCAGCAGATGAATACGTCACCATACTCATCAATTTCAAACTTGGAGTTTCTTACATAACCACCACCGATGGGGGGAATCTGCTTGACGTAATCAACTTCGATGTTTGCCCCATCGAAGAAGAATTCACCATAAATGAGGTTATCTGTATCAAAGTTAACGCCAGTGAAGAAGAATCTGTCATCGGAGATCCACTTGATTTGGTCAATTCTTTCATCACCATTGGAAGAAGCAATCTTACGCTTCTCTTTGATGTCGCCATCATTGTTGGATTGAATGACCCAGATATCCATCGCATCTAATGCGTTAGTATCTGTATAACCAACCAGATAGATTGACTTATTCTGATCCAGATAGATATCACTTACGAAATCCCTTCTGGCAGGACCAGAGATACCTGCGATAGATTTCTGCCACTGTAGAGTGCCTGTGGGGGCATTCTGAGCGTCTCTTTCGGAGATATACTTACCAAACCAGATATCAGGGTTAAATGCTGCGTTGTTGGGATCATATGTTTGGCCTGCAACATAAATGGCGTCGTTTTCTTCTGTGTCATCAACATACAGAGAAACGAATTCCATTCTCTTGACGCCAGCGTTGTTGGGCAGCAAAGTCCTAACCCAAAGCACATCTCCATTGACATCAAACTTAGCGAGGATGCCGAGCATATCGTCATCTTCGGTTTCTTCAAGAGATCCACAAACGTAGTATTCTCTCTTGCTGGTAATTGTCGAATCGTGGACCTGCAGAGTGCCACCATCATTCAGATATTCAGACAACCAATATCTAGTCTTGGTAAACGATTGTGGGTGACTGACACGAATCTGCGGGGGGTCGTTAATATCAAAACCATTACCAGAGTTGATGATATTAAAGGAATCTGCAACACCATCGGATCTGAGGTTAATTGAAAACTCACCATCTTTACCATTGTTGCTGATCAGCTCATAAGTGGGAGGAATGGTCGCTGTATATCCACTACCAGGGATATCAACGGTAACATCTTCAATACCAGACACCACCTTAACTTTGAAAGTCTTGTTGGTGTTGGCGGTGATGGGCTCAGAGTTGACAATGATTTCATCGCCAGCAATCAGATCATGATTCTCAGATGTTGTGATAACACCGTAGGGTCTATCGTTGATGATCTCCTTACTATATGACGTGACTGCAACACCTTTAATCGAATCGATGATTGCCGATGCGCCAAAACCACCTGTGCCTTCGTTGTCAAAGAAAATAGTGTCATTGACCTGATAAGATTGACCAGGGTTTTCAATAACGAAACCATCAATCTGTGCAGTTTCAAACTGAGTAACAGTTTCAATGTCAATATCGACTTTGGACTCTGCAGAAACTTTCGGGAAGTAATCATAAATTTGCAGGGTTGCTTCCTCGGTCATCTCCAGAAGCTCTTGTTGCTCTAGAGCATCGATGATGCCATCCTGATTGCTATCTTGAATCTCAAAGATGATGGGCCAACCTTCATTCTCTGTCGTCAGGACATCAGACTCTTGGTTTGGTTGACGCTCAACATCGATATCAACCTCAACAAAAGGCACACGATATCTAACAACGTCTGTGGGGATGTTTTCTTGAGTTGCACCTTGAGACAGGTTCCAGGAGTCTGGGAGTGAGTTGAATGCTCCACCCAAGATGTATGGAAACTGAGGAATACCTGCATCAGAAGAGTCGATGGTTACAAAGTATGCATAGGTGCCATCGGGATACTCTGGTGTTTTGCAGAAACGACCATTATACTGATCGAGATCACCAGACTGGAAGACATACTCATAGTCGGGCACAAAGGATCCAGCAGGATAGTCCGAAAGCAAAGGACCATCTACCCTAGCGGGGTTTGTATTGGTCAGAGCGTCATAGACGATCTCATCTTTCAGTTTGTAAGATGTGCGAAGTCTTCTGATACCACTGTTTTGGTCAGTGGGATCGCCATAACCATAAGGTCCATAAATCGGGTTGCCGTCATATGCCCAACCCAAGATTGGAGAGTGCTTATAGTTTGTCTCTAATTCTTGGAATCTATTCGTTTCTGCATTGAGGAAGACGTTATCGCCAACCACATAACGCAATTCCTTGGGGTCGGAGAGGTGGGCATATTCACCACCATATTGGTTGTTGAGACCAGTAAAGACGTAACCTCTAGCAACGTCATACTTGGAATTCAACTCATATTCAAAGTTTTTATTCCATTCAAACACCTGCGCTTCAAACGTTGCAAAATCGCCAACTGCTTCAAGTCTAACAGTGGTGTTACCTTGGGTATAGTTAATACCTCTGTTTACGATCTCAATACCAATTACTTTACCAGCGTCTTCACCAGTAGTTGCAATAGTCGCCTTAGCAATAGCACCAAATCCATCACCGTTGATAATGACTCTAGGAGCAGTGGTATAACGTCTACCAGAGTTAATAGTAGCAATAGACACGATACGGCCATTCAGGACGATCGGTTGTGCTAGAGCACCTTCACCAGAGGTCACAGTGACCTTAGGAAGCGATGTGTAACCACTACCAGCATTAGTCAAAGTGACAGACTGGATAGGACCACGAATGTTTGCAATAGCAGTAGCACCCGTGCCACCACCACCAGTAATGGTGATGCTAGGTTGGGAAGTGAATCCACTACCAGGAGATGCAACCAGAATTCTGGTGATAACACCATTAGTAACCACAGCGGTGCCAGATGCACCTGTGCCACCTCCACCAACGATGGAGATTAGTGGAGAAGTTTCATAACCACTACCACCATTTGTGACCTCAAAAGAGGATACGCTACCGTTAACGGTAACAGTTGCAGACGCGCCAGCTCCACCACCACCTTCGATCAAGACTACTGGGGGAGCACCAGCATCATAGTCTTGACCAGGATTTGTAACACTAATACCAGTAAGAGGACCAAAGAGAATTGCCTCAGCAGACTTATATGTCCAAATAGAGACACCATTCACCCATGCACCAATAGCGGTGTTGGGTTTGATCACTTCTCTTTCTGAAACGGTATTAACAACCCTGGGGATCCTAACCAGTTTTCTCTGGTTACCAGGGATAAGTGCCGATCCAGTAAAGGGTCCAATCTTGTAGTTTGGCAGACCAGATGCTGCCACATACACAAAATTATTGTTAAAGAAGGAGTTTTGAATATTAGTCGTAAACTCGGTAACGACTCTATTGATTGCAGGTTCTGTTGACTTACCTCTGTTGAGGTCAACGGAAAGCAGAATATTGCCAACAGGAACAATGTCGCTAGGGGTGTCGATTCTATACGAGAAAGTATATTCATCGATACGAGAAGAAACTTGGAATGTGCCGTTGTAAATAACTGGGTTTGCACCATAGATTGTGACGGTATCTTCCACAAGCAGACCGTGGGGTTGCTCTGTGGTAACAGTTGCAATCTGAAGAAGACCACCAGGCTCGATGTTATCGACCTGAATCAGTTTCTTAACATTGTAGAACCAGGATTCCAGTCTTTGCTCACCAGGGGAGTCGGATCCCAAAGCAGCAACGTTGAGTTTGTCACCTGGCAGGTAGTAAGATCCAGTATCATCCAGAACAGTGCCTGCTGCTTCAGCAATACCAAGCACACGCATCTTCACTTCATTGCTTGTGCCTTTATTGGCATAAATGAAGATATTGGACGAAATCAAAGACCCTGGATCCCAATCTTCGACAACACCATTTTTAGATCTGGTGCATTCGATAAATTGGTTGAGTGATTTTTCCTTATACTGAACTTCTTCAGTCTCAGAAATAAAGAATGTGCCATTTCTCTCTGGCCATCCAATAGTGGAGTCAACAGTGATAATCTGATCTGTTGTAGTCAGAGGCTCGACAAGACGAGTGTTGTATGGGATTTTGAATGTCCCAACAAGTGTTTCCTCAGAAATGACCAATTCGTAAATTGTATCTTCACCTTTAATGATGGAGATTGCATTTTCAACGAGTGCCGAAGCATATTTGACATCCTGGTCAACTTCGTCGGCATATTGGACGATCTCAGACTCAATTAGGTTTACTGCAGACCCAGAAACGATCTGACATCTCAAAATCGTGTCAACAACCCAAGTTGCAGCAGATGGAGAGATGATTTGATCCTTTGGATAAGAAATATCGACTTCTTCACCAAACAGGACCTTAAACAGGAATTTGGCGCCAAGAGCAGTGCCCTTTGCCAAATAGAAGTCACGAATATTCTTAATGACTTCTGTTGGGTTGACCTTGGTCGGATCTAACTCAATAGTGGGGAGATATTGCTTTCTAAACTTCTCAAACAGTTGATAGATGAAAATTGCATCTAGGTTGTGGACAACCGACCCCACTGGGTGAGTTGAAATACGAGTTTGAGATTCTTTTGCAAAGATTTGGTTACCATAGTCATCATATTCAACTGTGGAAGAGACTCCACGCACAATGCCATTAAAGGATGAAGGCACATACTTTCTGCCACTCTCTTCAATGACAAAACCAGTAACTTCATCATATCCAACGTCAACTGATGCTTTGGCAGCACTGGGCTCAGCAATAAAGATTTTGGGAGGGAATTGCTCAGAATATCCTGTGCCAAAGTTGGTAATGTTGATGTCAGTTATCTCACCATTGAAAATAGTAGCAACAGCAGTGGCTCCTCTGCCGCCAACGGCATTGCCATATGCATCTTTTCTATCATCAACAATGTAGACGGATGGAGCATCTTCATAACCCCTACCTCCAGTAAGAAGCTCGATATCGGTAACTGCACCAGATGCAACAGTTACATCAAGCACCTGAGCGCCTACTGGATCGATGACACGGCATCTAGGAGGTGTTGTATACCCACGACCTCGGTTGGTAACTGTAACAGTAGCAATGCCACCATTGGAATCCAGAGAGCACTCTGCCTGAGCGCTAATGCCGTCAGCAGGAGCAGGATCGATGTAAATAGTTGGAGGATTGGAATAAAATACGCCAGGGGCAGTGATGCCAATGCTATCAACATTTACGCGACCTTCGGAGTCGATAGTGGCATCGGTAATTCTACCACCACCAGGATTCTGGAAGTTAATAACTGGAATGAAGTCATATCCCGATCCAGAGTCGGTGATATTGATGCTGGTGACCTGACCAGTCGCATCATCAATTTCTATAGAAACCTGAGCTTGTCTGCCATTAGGGTTTGTAGGTGCAGTTACGGTTGGGATCGGGGGATTGTATGATGTATACCCCTGACCACCAGCAATAAGATTGATATTCTTAATACCACCAACCAAACTATTAGCACAGGCAAATTCTCCTGTTGTGTCGGTCTGGATAGTTACCCTAGGAGCAAATTCCAGTCTATATCCATTACCACCTTGCTTAACAAGGACTTTAGTCAGTTGGTTGTTTTCAACATTACAAACAGCACTTGCGCCAGATCCAAAACTGGCAGGCACAAATTCAACTGCTCGCACATGCATGGTATCCGAGGATCCCAATGCATACTTCATGACAAGGTTGTCATAATAAACGTTATATTGCTCAAACGGACGCTGGAGTTGACCAGTGCGGTTAACAATCAGACCAACGTCAGAAATGGGAGTATATGCTTCCCCATTCACCCTCAGAGGATAATACTTAGACTGATCCCACTCAGACAGAGGAATCTCGTCCATGGTGACAACAACTTTGTCAGCAAAACCAACCAGATAGACGATGCTAGTGAATCCTTCGTCATCGCCACCTACAGGGACCCTAGGGGGGTCTGTAAAGACGATATCGGTGGCATCGACGGTATAGTCATCCCCAGGACGTAATGTTTGACCATAGACGGTCACGATGAGGTGATCTGCTGATGCAGCGCTTACTGGAGTGCCAAGATAGGTAAGCGGGAATCTACGACGAGTGCCATCAAACCCAAAATAAGGGTTTTCTAGGAATTGCTTCTTTTTGTCAAATTCAAACGGAGCAATACCAGGGGTCAGAATAGAGTCAGGACCACGAGTAGTAGACTCATAGTACATGATCTCATTATCGACCATCAGGGTGCCATTTGTTTCCTGATAACCGTTAATGTCTTCAACAACGACCTCTGTGGAGTTTAGATCCACAGACTGCAGCACCGTAGTGCTACTGGTCAAATTATCTGAGGTATATGTGCTAACATCCAACCACTTCAACAAGTCGTTGAGGATGTTGTATGGTCTGCCGATTTTCTCCTGGGATTTGTAATATTCCTGGAGGAACGCGATAAGTTGTCTATCTTCCGACTTGATAAAGTCAGGAAACTGCTGCTCTACCCTGTCGGAAATTCTTAGTGTAGACATATTCTCAGAAGCACTCGTCTAGCTCGGGATACTGGAAGGTATCCGTGGGATATTCAATGATATTTATTGTCGATGTTCCACCGAAGTTGAAACCATTAAAGTTATTGGGATCAAACGTTGGAATAGTAATATCGTTGACTGTAAAGTCGATTGGGTTAACTTGAGGGTTTAGAATCGTTGGGTCTGTGCCAGCGGGGACCGTGAGAGATCCACCAGCAGGATAAACCACAACAGGCACCCTATTTGTGTTATCAGGAGTCAAAGCGATATTCAGAGGACCGACGCAAACTGTGCCAGATGCGTAGTCAACTGTGCCGACATTGGTATTCAAAATTACTTCTTGCTCGTCCCTAACGGTAACGAGAATCATATTACCCAGACCGTCGTCTCTAAGATTCACAGGGACAAGAGTTTGGTTATTTTCTAGGCTACTAAATGCTGGAGTCTGAATAACGCCACCTGCAGTAGTTCCTGCTGCCACAAGATCTTCAGTGTATCCAGTAGCATAGAATGTGCCAGATTTCACAACAGAGAAATTAGGAGCACATCCACCTCCCGTTCCGTTACCAGAAGTCGGGCTGCCAGAATAATTGTCTGGATTATACAGTGCGTTTCCAAAATCAAGACACTGGTTAAAGACTTGACCAAAATTGAATTCTGTCAGGTTTTGACCGAGAGTTACTTGAGATGTGCTACCAGAAATGGAAGGATCTGAATTGTCAATCACTGCTGCGAGTTTAGACGCTTCGATTCTTCCGTTGTATCTGTTGGCAGAATTCTGAGAATTGTAATCATCAATATTCTTAAGGATCTTAGTCCCAAGATCATTACCAGTCAGATTTGTCTTATTGCCGTTGTAGTAGACGTAGGTCTTCGGCAAGACATAGAAGACCTTGGGATCAATAACTTCGATTCCAATAGATGCAATCGAATAATCTTTAAGTTGATTCCTAAGTCTTGCTTTTGTCGTTTCGTTTAGAGTCGATCCAGTTTGGGGTCTGACTGCAATAAAAACTTTACCGTAGATAGGTGGATTGAGTCTCTCGCCACCATATGCAACAACGCTCTTAGATTGTGGGTAAAGTTGTCTAACGATGTTTTCATAGTCAGACTCCGTTACTGCTCTATTTTGAGTAGTGTAGAGTCTGGGGGCATTATATTTGATTGAAATTGGAGTTTCTCTTGGAGACCCGTCCTGAGCAGGAGTAACTGTCCTTGTGGAAATGGAGGATGCTGCAATAACTCTACCTTGTGAGTCTGTTGCTGTACCAATAAATTGGAAGTCTCTAGCACCGTTAGCGTCTTCGCCAGTGGTCCTAACATAATCAATCTTGACAAACTCACCATCAATCAATTTACGTCCGAGGACACCATCGCCAAAAATAAGACGATATCTGAGGTCATCTACTTCCTCAAGGAAATAGACACGAGAATTGCTATCTAATGCAACGGCACTCGTTGCTTTGTTGTAGATATCAATTTCGCTGGACTGCACCGAGGGAGAGATATAGACAATCATTCTCTCTGTGTCCACATCTTCACTTGGGATAACATATTCCTTTGTCTTTGTGTTGTTGACAATAAAGGAATGGGTCAGAAGGTTTCCCTGATAGATGGCAAGACACTTGAATGTAGCAATACCCGTTGTTGGATCAACTGCTGCAGTTTGCTTTGTCATGAGTGTGAAGATAAAATCTTCAACCACCGTTTCAGCAATGAAGGAATCTCCCTTTCTGAGATTCACAAATTCTGGGTAGGTCAAACCGTTGGATCCAATTTCTGTTTGGACATCAACAGTCACCTCTGCCATTGCGGCTTTGATAGACCTAGGTGTATAATTAAGTTGCTTAGCAATCTTGACAATGTTATCTCTAACAGTTGCAGTTTCAAGGAATGCTTCATTCAGCGCCATGTTGGCATTGAATGCTGTGTAGTAAGTATTGTATGCTAGAATATCCAGCAAATAAGACGCAGCAGATCCCTCAAAATCGTAGTCGGTAAATTCACTACGAGTCCTAAGGTATGATCTAATAGACTCTTTTATTTCAAAAAAGTCTAGTGACGTTACTTCTGATGGGATTGCCGACATGACTTACGCTTTCTCCAGCACGAAATCTACTTCTTTAATAATTTGCTCTCCGATAATTGTGTAAGTAAGTTTGACTTCAATCTGATTGTTGTCATACCCATCACGCACATCAACTCCTCTTACGGAGATTCTCCTTTCAAAGCGAGAGAGTGTTGATCTGATCTCGTCTTTAATTGCCTCTCCAGTAAACACATCATACGGCTCAAATAGCAATGCATTTACTCTAGATCCAACGTTATGCTGGAAAGGTCTTTCTCCAAGTGCTGTTTTCACAAGATTCATGACGGACTGCTTGATGGCATTCTCGTTTTTGACAGCACCAAAGTCGCGGGTATTTGGATTGGAATTAAACGTCATGTTAAAATCCCGATACCCGCGACTTACGTTTTTGTCTGACTTAAACTTATAGGGCATTAGTGCCAACGCTCAACGAAATCGTCAAACCCATTTTTACCACCACACCATTTTGAATAACGATCTTTGGGCGGATCGTTGGGGTGCTTATGCACCTTACCCAGGTATTTATCACTTCTAGGGTCGGTGATTAACACCATTCCCGACTTGATAAATTCGTTGCCTTGATCTGGAATAGGGTGATTTGCCATCTGTCTCTCCTTTAGGGGTCAACAGAACTTTTATAGTGGTTTCTATCACTACGAATTTATTTATAGTCCCAGGGCCAGTGGTTATTTGGTTTCTCCCACCAAAAATGTAAGTCTGTCATATAATCGTCATAATAGAGTGACACAAAGTCGCTCTTAAACTTGCTAAGCATATTTTCGCAAAGAGCAACAGTATAATAATTCTTCTCTACAAACTTTTCCATGGTATTGGTAATCCAAGTGTAGTTGCTACCTCGGATTACCCCTGCCTCAATCAACACAAAATTTTTCCAATCTAATACCCACTCTGCAAAGTTTAACTCAAAGTTAATTTTGTATTGTTGTGCATCCTCATCTGGGAATGGGACGTTAACTGACTCAATATGAAAAATCTCCCCATCCATACTCAGACCGTGAGACAGAAGTTGCGTCACGATGCCTGAGTAGTCTGGGGAGACACAAAGAAAGCAGGTCTTACTCGGATGAATGTCTGGTTTAGACACTTTAATCTTATAGATCATCTCTTCTATAAGTGCCATCTCTTGCTCTCTAGAGATGTAGAGTAAGTCTCTGCCGTTTGTCATTAGAATAGATTCAGTTGATTGTTTTCGGTTTTATAGGTCGGTGGGTGAAAAGCACAATACTCGTTGAATGTGATTTTCATTTCCTTCCAAGAAAGATTGCAATTCTCTGCTGCTTTGGGGACATTCCATTTGGCAGAGAAAAGCATCTCCATAGACTTTCTAGTCTCAGGTCTCATTTCTTACCCTGACCACGATAACGCTTCTTGCGACCGTTGCGAGAGGAAGCACCAAGGTGAGTATTCTTAGAGCAACCTTGACGAGTTTTCTTGGGGGGACCTTCGGTATAATTGCTGCGGACAAGTCCAACTTTTGCCTTTGCCATGAGTGACCTCAAACTACCCACTAATTATACATCATCCAGACCAAACTGTCATCGACCCATAAGCAACAACACTACTGCAGGGGTATGACCATCCTGGGAATCCGACGCCCAATGGATCAAGAATCCTTATGACAAGTCTCTTGAGTGCAAACGTGAAAATGGTGGTCGGATATGCCGTCCTAGAGTGTCCAATCCCTTTATCCTCTAGAGTTAGCACAGAGCATGGAATAGGGGTCGGCACGGGGCATACAGCGTTGCCACAGGGGCACATGTAGATGATGATGTTTGTGCATGTGCTCGGGTGGGGAATAAATGTGTCTCCAGCAAGCATGATCGGAAATCCATGCACCAAAACAGTTGCTCTGTCTGGCGTAATTGGAAAAATGGGGATCAGAGACAGAGGTGGCCACCAACAAGAGTATTCCTTGATTTTAATTGTCCTAGGAATAGGAGGACTACCACAAGATTGGGTGCTATGCACCACAGGAGGCAAACAGAGTCCATGTCCTGAGCAAGGAAGACCGTTTAGGGCGGCAACAGGTTTTAGAAGTCCTAATGGCATTAAGTTACACCTCCGATTGTCCTGCCATCGGTATATGGGTATTCATCTTGACACTCATCGAAGTAGGGGTTGCCCAAATTACGAAGTGTGCGACCGAGTGCTGTTGTGCCACCACTAAGATAATTCAATACCTTAAAGGTGCCAGAATACGGTCCCATCTTCATTCTATATTTACCAGTTGTTATTCTACTAGGGTCAATAGCAATAGAAACGTCGGCAACACTCTCTAGAGCGTTACAGGAGTGGCAGAGACCCGTCCCTGTGCTGCTCTGACCCGCAAAGAAGAGAGAATATGCTGTAGATGATGTCGGATGCGATATTTCGTAATAAGTCTCACCAGCAATACCATTTCCATTCGCATCATAACCACAAAATACATCCAATGGACCATCTGTGTTAGTCCCCTTCCTCACATAGCGGTCCCAGCAGTCCTCAGGGATGCCTAAGGGGTCTGTTGGGCATTGATTGTTGTTTACAGTGATTGCTGTGTATGATGCAGAGTCTGTGCCAGCGACAAAACCCTCTGCATCGGCAGTTGGATCTGTGGGACTGTAAGAATAGGTGGTCCAGAATCCATAAGTGGAGTTTGGGGTGTATCCAGCAACGTTATCTCCCAACCAAAGTTGGAATTGCTCCAATTCTGTAAAATTACTGCGATTGTAGTCAAATGTATTTTCATCTAGACCAGTTGGGACGAAAACTAGGTCACTAGAGTTGTTGGGATCACGATAACATCTTCCTTGGACGGTGCCACGACTACAATTCCAAGTTTTCTTGCCACCAGCAAGTTTTCGCCTTTCTGTCAAGCGTGGTTTTGGTAAATTATTCAAAAATTCCATAAATGCTTGACCCTGAGAGCCTTTTGTAGTGCCCTCAATGCTCATATGCACTTGGAATTGTGCTTCTTCCTCTTTTGAGGCACAATATTTGTAAGGAAGGTATCCATATGCGACAGTTTTGCCATATGTGCGAGAATTTTCGTCCTCATCTGCCGCCATATAGGCACATGGCATCTGAAACCACTTCTTGATGTTGTAAATTATCGGTTGATCGACGTAAATGCAACGATTTCCACCAAAAGCACCGTAGAGACCATTCAATTCATTGCTTCTGCCCTCAATTCCCTCCAATTCTGACCCAACACGAGAGTGATACTTGGTTTGATACTCAGCAGCACCGTCATTTTGCGCCAAAACGTCAAACATTGACGCTGGTGGGAATGCATCAGTCAATGGAAGACCCATTCTGATGTCAATACAGTCAGCAGGAAGCGATTGGCACATTGCAAACTTGCCATCTGGGTCAACTTCCGCCAATTCCATGTAAGTGACAGGCACATTTGTGGTGCTTCCCTCAGTTAAAGCACCAAAACTTTGCTTAATGATGTTTTGGTAGTCACTCATGTCGGTCCCGAGGTTGTCAGAATTCAACATCGAGCTTAAAGCGTCTGGTGTTGCCTTAATATCATCGGATGTAATCTTAGTTTCGACCGTAATTTGACTTCCCTGCTCAGCAATGTAGACTATTGGCGGGTTTTGGGGGTCATATCCCCTCCCTCTCTTCGTAATTACGATCTTTCGGATCACACCAGACGGAGAAATGTCTGCAATTTTTGCTTCTGCCGCTTCATATTGCAAAACTGTGTCAAATTCTCGGTCAGCTCTGCCATATTTGCGAGAAGCTTTGGTCAAAATACCCCTTTGAGAGTTTCTTGTCCCCCTTGCAGTCTCAGGTTCGGGGAATTGATTGATCCCATCCTTGTATGCAGACTTAAATCCACGTCTAACATTCTGTGCAGTGTCCTCTGCAGAGTATTCTTCCAACTGTTGTGGGTCAGAAATCACCAAAATGGGGTTGATGTAACCAACACCACCATTGATAATGCGGATTTCAGTAACTTCACCCTCTGTATTGACCACTGCTTCTGCCTCAGCAAGGTCCAAAGTGCGGGTTGGGATCAGTGCTGATGGGTCAATCTTGACTTTATAGTATTGAATATTCTTTTCAAACTCATAAACACCCCAAAATGCGACCTTATCTGGGATTCCATACCCCGACAAGACCACTGCAGTCGCTCCATCAGCAGCAGTTATGCTCTGATTGTAGCTAAATTTGTTTCCATCAGAGCCATTATACCTTCCCAACTCCATATAACCGCACTTCATCTTGTCTCCGAAGTAGAAAACGCGGTTAATTATCCATCCTTGGAAGATTTCACCCTTCCTAAAACTACCAGAAGACGAGGTATAGCGGAAAAATATAGTGCGATCATCAGTCCCAGCAGTCTGAAACGACTCTTCTACTCCAGATCCAGCGTTTCCTTCTAGGGTGATGGTGGATTTTGTGGTCTTCCAAGCATCTTCGCGGATCTGATAGAAGTGAGAATAGAATTCTCGGTTGGGAATACAGCATGGATAGCTTCTTGTAGTGCCTTGACCGTCATCAGCAGTGCATGTTGAGTTGGGACAACATGCCCTATCACTCAATTCATACTGAATTCCGAAGAGAGGACCATTCCAAGGGTATGATGTGTCATACAAATAATACATGAATTGGGAATCATACCCAAATTGGAATCCCAAAAACCTTGGGACAGCACCTTTGATGGCGCCATTCAGTCCATACAACCATTCAAAGTTTGCTTGTGTGTCCAAAATAGAGACACCAGACCCTCCACCATGGACATCCCCAACAGGCCAACCGTATCCATCAGTAGCAGGAGTGCCAATATTGCTATTTCTTCTGTATCTGTCGTAGGTGTGAGTGGTTTGATTCCATGCATACCACCCAGATTTGTCAATACATTGTCCTGTAGGACCAATTTTACCAATGTCAATGATTTGTTTCTTCTGAGCATCCAGAGAATCTGTGCGAAAAACATAGCAAAGGATGCCCTGATACCCATATTCGCCATTCATGGCGTCTTTGGGGGGCACAGGACCGCCACTCAGGTTGACTTCTTGAGATGGGTCAATGGTATAGAAGTTGTCAGACTCGGCAGATCCGTTGTGAATGACGTTATCTTTGAAATAGTGATACAGTGGGAGGATGTTTTCACCAGATCCTAGGTAGTCTGCAGCGTCTGCAGCATTGGTAAACACATATCCTAACTTGCCAACTAACTGATAACTAGCATTGTTATCACTAGCAGGAGGAGTAGCAGATAATGTAAGAATAGAATCATCATTACTTCTTCCTCTATAATAACTATAGAGCGGCACAGAGTTACCAACTTGTTTCTTAAGAATAAAGAACGCAGGAATATCCCCTGATCGGGGCTCGGGGTTGTATCCCCTCAGGACTTTACGCCACTCCTCGTTATCACCTACAGCATCCTCTTCTCTGAGTTGCTCTCTGTTGGTATACTTGTGATCGTATTTTGCGCCGCGATACCATCTGTAGATCGGTTGGCGACTATACTTAAAACAATCTCCTACACAGGTAGGCTCTTCATCGCCAATGTAGTGGACATTATCCCTGCCGAGCGGCATCGACCCAGGACCCTGATCAAGGAAGGAGAGTGTGTATGAAGACCCATCGTAATCGATCATGGGTCTTTCATAATCTTCTCCGTCTACAGGGTTGGGGAAACTACGACCAGTTTCAAGGATATAGGCGGGCATTCATGTTATTGAGCTTCCAGTTTATTTAGACGCTCATACAGATCATCCAGGATCTCTTTGATGTTGAGATACTTGTCGCTTCCTGGTGGTTTGTATTGTATCATGTCCGCCGAAGGCGGCGGCAATTTGGAAAGAGCACCCTCACACTGAGCAACACGCTTTGAAAGATTCTCGATTGCTTTGCCCACCTGTGTCAGTAAATACGCTAACTGATCAACCTCACTCTCCCCTTGGGGTGTAGTAGGATTCCCTGCAGGGTCATTGTAACTAATTGGATTCATTGGGTTAAACGCGGTTTTGGTTTTTCGCGGATTTTGTAATTACTCAGAAACTGACTTCCGAATAATGATAGATCCGTCCACTTCCTCGGAGTATTCTAATTCATCCCCACAGACCCATCCAGTTTCATCAAGTAACTCGTCGGGAAGTGTGATGAAGCAATCTCCATGCTCATCTTCCTCTACTGGAAGGATATATCTTTTACTCATAGTCATTGCAATACCTGTCAAATGTATGTAGTAAAACAAGAAATTGACAATATATGCAAATAGTGATGAGACTGACTATTTGCCCTTGAAGCGTGTTAGAAGTGCCTTGTAGGCGATTCTAGAGGTCTCTGAGAGGGTAATCAGAATATATTCTATTTGCTCTTTCATCGAGACCCTGTGGGAGATTTTCATACCCCCAAAATTTTTTTCAGTGGGGGGGACCCGTAGTTTCATTTGATTTCCCTCGGAATAACTCGAAGTCGATGCTATACTTTTGTAGGTTAGCGATAGGGAAGTTTTTATATATCAACCCC